CTTTATGTTAAATCCACAAAACATACAATAAGTTCCAGGATATTCTCTGGTGCTACCGTAACCAGAAAACTCATCGCCACTTAAAGTAAAGCAAAGATGCTGTTCTTGTTCGGAGAAATCTAGAATATAAGTGTTAAGTTCATCACCATTTTTTATAAAATTTAATTTTAATGATTTCAAAACATCAATAAGTATTTCTATATCTATCAATTTTATTAAAGAGTTTTTAATGTCTTCAAAATAAGGTATAAATATTCTTTTAAAAACTATCCTTTCTATTATCGTGAGCTTTGATGCTTGCTTCAATGACATCTCCCACCCTTTTTACCCTTTTTTTTACCTATTTCAAATTCCCCATCTTTTCAATGTAGAACAGGGCCTGATATTGCTTTGCCTTGATGTCTTGTCGTAGCTGGTCACGATCAGGCCCCGGTTCCATTAGGTTAACCTTACGCTTAAGTGAAGCGATCTGTTCAGAAAGTGCTTGGGTTTCCTGAATGAGATCTAATATATTTTCAGTTGGTTTGGTCATCTCATTTTCTCTAATCACTCTCTACCAATTTTTGATACCGCTTCATTAAATCTGCAACTCTTTCGGCTTCGGTGGTGAAGCCTGGGCCACCGTAGGCGGCGACAACAGCCCTATCAAGATTGTTGTGGGCCTTTGTTAATTCGGGTGGCGTTGTTAGAGGATCATAAAGATCGGCCAATGAACTTTCCGGATAAAGATCCCTTGCATCAAGCACCTGCTGCGCCGCTGATTCAATAGCCCCTTTTTGTTTCCCTGTTGGCTCCGGCCAGGGGAAGTTGTTATAAACCAAGGTGTTAGAGTAACGATAATCGCTTTTTAGGCGACCACAAACTGTTTTTACCCATATCATATGAATGGATGAGGTAATTATACCAAAATGATAAAGAGTAGCCCCGGGTAGTGTAAAAAGTGCATTGCTTGCGATAATTTTGTTATTAACAAAACCGATTGGTATATACTTTCTGTTTTGTGATGAAGTGCAAGGTATTGCTATATAATCACAATCGGGCTGCCTTATTTCTCCAAACAGTGCTGGAGTTGCTGCTAATCGCTGGGTGGCTTCTCGCTTACTTGAATCCCTGTGTAACCGCACCTTTTCTATTATTTCAAGAAGTTTTGCAGATTTTTTAATTTCAGTTGGGCTAGCTTTTACTAACCAAATGCACCATCTATTAGTTTTATGGATATAGTCTGATCCGCTTATGAATTTTCGAATGTATTGCTCTAACCCTGGATTTTCACTAACGATACTCTTCTTAATGTCTTCCTCTATTATTAAATGGCCACCATCGTTAGGCATGCTTCCAAAAAACATCTCAGGAACGTCGCAAAGAGGTTTAGATCTATTAGAGATAAATATATTCGGCGCATCAACTAAATAAGGATTTATATTATTTGCTGCAACAAACTCTTCACCTTGAGTAAATATGGTCTTTGTCCTGCTATCGGTGTAAGCACGAAAACCGACAATCACACAATGCACAGCAGCTTTACCTCTTGCTTCGTTATCCCATCTAAATGTGCGATAGGCAAAGCGTATGTCGATGGCATATTGTTCAATTAAGGGTTTCCATAAAATTGGCACTTGCAAGCCTTGTGAAATTGAATTTGTGGAAACGAAGGCAATTTCAATCTTTGTTGAATGGATATAATTAGCTGCTTTAAAATACCAAGACGTTACATAGTCAAGATTATTAAAGCTTTTAATTGTGCCAAATACGGTGGCGATATCTTCCTTCTGATTTGAATTCATTAATCTCGCACCGACAAAAGGTGGATTGCCCAGGATATAGTTCAGCTGGTTTTTCGGCACAACATTTTCCCAATCAATCCTTAATGCATTACCATGAACAATTGTGGCTGAATGATCTAAAGGTAACCTGGCAAAATAGAGGCCAAAATGTTCACTCACCAGCATGTTCATCTGGTGATCAATTAACCACATGCCGACAACGGCAATCTGGCAGGGGAACTCTTCATATTCGATGCCGTAAAACTGGTCCACATTGACTTTACAGTATTCTGTAATATCCATGACCATCTGGCCGCCGGTATCGATAAGCATTTTTAGTAATTCTAATTCCAGCAGGCGCAGCTCTTTGTAAGCGATAATCAGGAAGTTACCGCAGCCGCAAGCCGGATCAAGAAAGGTTAGCTTACTGAGTTTTTCGTGGAAGAATTGAAGCTGTTTGCTGTTGCCTTTTACCCGTTCGAATTCCTCCCACAGTTCATCTAAGAATAGCGGCTTTATAACCTTCATGATGTTTTCTTCGCTGGTGTAGTGTGCGCCCAGGGCGCGGCGTTCCTCCGGATTCATAACCCCTTGGAACATGGCGCCGAAGATAGCAGGCGAAATATAGCCCCAATCAAAAGTGCAGCACTCTAAAAGAATGGTGCGCATTTTGCGGTTGAAATCAGCAAAAGGTAGGCGTTCTCGGAAGAGGGTGCCATCAATATATGCAAACCTTTTGAGCTCTTCCGGTAACATGGTTTGCTTGTCCCGCTCTTCTTGTGGTGTATCGAGTAATTCAAAAAGGCGGGCTATTCTCGACGATAAATCTGAGCCGTCTTCTTTCGAGTTGTTGATGTAGTCGAAGAAAATGTTTTTCTCAAAGATGCCAGTATCATCGGCAAAGAGGCAAAAGAGCAAGCGGACCAGGTAAACCTCAAGCGCGTGGCCGGTATAGCCGTGGTCGCGCAGAATATCATGCAGCCTGGCCATCTTTTCTGCAGCTTTAACATCTACTTCTTTGCTTACATTGGTAATGGTGGTCGCTTTATAACCAGCCAGATCGGCAAAGAGTTTAACGTTTTTATGAAGTTGAGAGGTTTTGAAGTTCCATATCTGGCCAGTGCTGAGGCGGTATAGGCGGATGTTTTGAAAATCACAAACCATTATATAATCGGGCAAGTCTTCATTTTCGAGATGGAAAGCATAATCTTTTGCCTGGGTGTAAGCACGATCTAAGCTTTTACCGGCAGATTTCATTTCTACAAGGATAACGCCTTTCCAAATCAGATCAATATAACCTGAGCGGTCAGCGCTCATCGGTACCTTTGTTTCGAAAGTGCCAACTCGTTTGCGATCAATGCCGAAAACACCAAAAAAGTCATTTAGAAAACTTTGGGCTTCTGAGGCTTCGTCGGTTGCATCTTTCCATTTTTTTGAGAAGGCTAAGGCATTTGCTTTAATGTCTATCCAGGGGAGTGGCACAGTTTCAGCTCCTACTCAATTTTAAGTATTGTTCATTCACCGTATATAACTTTTTTGGCAGTTGAGCTTAAAACATCAACCAAGATATCCTTAAAAATACCATAAGTTTCACTGCCTACCTTTAGCATAATCTTTTTAAACTTAGTTGCCTCAAGCTGGGTTTTAGGGTTATCAGAAACTAAGTATTCAATTGAATTCTGTAAGGTTTCTTTTTCTTCATCCGTTAAACTATCAAGTTCTAAGGCAAGCTCTTTTGCCGCTTTCACTTTTTCGTTGGTCCACGGATAAGGTTGTCCGCATTCGATACAAAAAGAAGGAGCCTCTAACGTCTGAGTAGATAAACACACAATACCATCTACGTGATATTCGCCTCTTATGTCATTTTCGCAATTTGGGCATTTAGTAATCGTTTTAGCGCCACATTTTTTACAGTAGTTTTGACGGAATTGAGGGTTTTTACTATAAGATTCATTTGTTACATGTCCGTTCAAACATATCTGTGCTATGTCATAATAACCCACCGAAATCACTCCTGATCATTTATTTTTTATTATCCAATCGAGCTTAATCTCTTTTATATTTGTGAAAAGGAATAACTTTATCGGCTTCTAACAGATCTTCTGTTACGGATACACTGACATCGCTTTTATTAGACACTCCGGAATATGAATCTTTGCATCGAATAGCATCATACATTTCAGGCGATATCTCTTCTGGAAGATCATCAATTACTTCATAGAAATCCTTTGCGTTAAAAAGAGGGCAAAGATCGGCCCGGGAAATGTAGAGACAGTTTTCAAATAGCTGCTTGATGTGTTGTTTGTCGATTGTCCAGTTACCGTTTGAGTTTAAATAGCTGTAAGTCAGCCAATGCCGGGTGGGATTGATGATCCGGATCTGCTTGCATCTTGTTAACTTACGTTCGACGAAGTCAGCCCGGCCCATGTATTTATCACCATAAGGTTGGCAATGAGCTTCCTGGTGGAGTAGATTAACTGCTTGTTTCCAACAGTTATAAATGTTACCTATTTTATAAATATCTCTGCTGCTGTAGGGTTTGCCGCCAACAGTTAAAACAGAACTCTTCCAGCCGCATACTATTTTATAGAGTTGTTCAAAATCCGGAAAGCTTGAGATATCATAAGCGCAGGTATATATGGCTTCTTTGCCTTCACCTGCCACACTGTGGCTGTCAGCACGTCTAGCCAGGGTGACCGCAAGGTCATGATTGGGAGAAGTGCTGTAAGAGAATTTAAGAGAAATCATGGTCACCTATCCTCTATTAACTCTTTAGCTTCCTTGAGTTGCTCAAGGCGTTTTGCTTCTTCGCTAATTTGAACAAGCAGCTCATTTGATCTGGATTGTTCTTCCTCTGTGAGATTATCTTTCTCGGATAGATCAGTATATTCGCTTATTAAAGTAGCTATTATTTCTTCAGATTCTTTAACCATTCCCTCCATAACGGCAGCAGAGGTTTCATTGAAAGAATCAGAAGCTATCTGTTCAAATGTCCGGTAGTCGTAACTGCTCATTCTTTTTGTTTCGTTGATATAAAAAACAACAACAATGACTGCTATAATTACCACCGATCCAATAATTGCATAAGTAATATAATTAGGGGAATTTTTTGGGCTTTCAGTCACAATAATCCTCCTTGTAAATTGGCTTAAAATGCAAACCTATAATTATTTACTATCGATTCTGCCAAACTTAGTTATTGGGATACATCTCAGCCTCTGTTGTAAATCCATGAACATGTGCCGATAAACTCTTCGGTTACATCGAAATGCTCTGCCAGCTCGTGGATGCTTCTATGCCCGGCCAGAACAGCCCTGTATAGTAGGTGCCGGGGAACAAGGTAGTTTGCTGCCCAGCGAAGGGCCAGCTTGTCATATTTGTTATAAACAATGCGGTCTGTTTGGGCAAAAGCCATCATATTCCTGGCGCAGGTAAAATGATGGCCAAGCTCTTCAGCTAAGATGCAGCGTAATAACTTGCGGCTTTTCCGGGTTTTTTCGTGGAGTAAGATCATCGGTTGCTCGCCCGGGCGCGAGTCGTATAAACCAAGCAGGGGGGCCGGAAGGTAAGCAAATTTGACCCCGATACCTTCAGCTGCTGCTATTTTGAATAAGCAGTCGGGCATAGAATATACCTTTCAATCAGTGTCCTTTAATCTAAAGTATTTCATTTAGATGCCATGAAGTTTTTTCTTTATTCAGGGCGTGGTTAATAATGGTTGATTTGCTCAATAGTAATTTCGATTCGATGTCTAAGGCATTGCCTGCTTTCTTAATAACACCGTATAGAGCTTTTCCACTGATAATTGAATCATCATTTAGTATGGCTTCAAATGTGCCTCGACGAATGTTAATCCCGGTAATTCGGCCTGAAGTTATAGTGTCCTCTGAGACAATTTCTTCGATATTTACTAGGTTACTGATTATTTTGGGTATTTCTTCGTGCTTGATATCCCATGTATAAAACCCAGAATAGCTGTTATCCCATTTAATGCTAACGTTTATTTTATTCTTGTTGATATACTCTAAAAAGTTTTTATAGCTAATTATTGCCCTGGAGCCTAAGTCCGCGGCTTGTTGTAAGATAATATCTGGATCGTTTCCAGCATGCAGCAAGTCATAAATTCTAGTCATGGTGCTAGTGATTAGGGGTTCACTGATAGACAGTTGATCATCGTGGTAATTTTCAAGCTCTATGCCAAGCGACCCTTCGAAGCTCCTTTTAAAATATAATTGGGTTTGATCTATTACATGCGTGGGTATTCTGCCCATTTTAGCAGGTGTTTTGCTTAACGATAGAGCGATTACATTTGTCATCAATTGAAACTGGGATAAGATATCTGAAAGAACATTGATTGACACCTTGTTATCAAGCACTGTATTGCCTGATAAAACGAATATGAACTTATCTTTGTCCTTTAGCTCAAATAGCCTTTTTCTTTCTTCTTTAAGCTCATCAAGTCTATTTTCAATAGACATGCGAGATAGATCCATTATGTCTGATTCGTTCTTAGGGATGGAAGACAAAATATTAATGGTGTCATTAATTTTTCTTTCAATTGCAACCAGGGGCGAATTATCCATTGTTAAGCCCTCCCAAGCCCTTGATTACTTCGTCTTGGCCCATAACAATTATTCCTTTGGGAACATCTTTTCTATCGTAGCCAAATTGCCCGCGTAGATAGTTTCTGTGGTTTATTTCATCGTTACTTGATTGCTTGTCTATCATTGTACTACATAAAACATCACAGTAATAGCCTTTGCAGCAAGATATTAATTGATAAAAATTATTTTTTTGTTCAGGTGTCAGCTGCAAATTCCTGTTATAAAATATAGCAACATCTACATCATTAGGGTTAATTTTATTAGTCGTGAAGCTACCATCAAGCCATAATTCGACTGGTACGGCTATTTGTGATAACATGCTTAGCCATTCAAAGGATTTGAGATAAACTATTGGCCTTTTTTGCGAGAAAGCAAACTGGTCCACGAATTGAGAGTAAAATTCCTCGTGAGTATAATTGTGCAGCCCAGGCGGCAAATAACCATTGTTATTAAATTCGATCATAAATTGACCTCAACTTAATAATTGCTTCTCACCCTTTCCCCTTCTTCATCTCTTCCCGGGGTCTTGCGGGTCATTACTCTTATAGCTATTGCTTAATTATTCAGTTTCGAAGGGTGACTCTTCTGTAACCCTATTTAACATCATTTCCGTTGACCTATACAGAGTATCCAAACCACTTTCGAAATTACTTAACGAAGATTGATAGTCTTTTTCTTCGTAAGCGTTGATACCTTCTTCGAGCAGATCAATTCCCGCTAAAAACCTTCCGTATAGATCTCTTAGCATATCTGGTGGTTCCTTGCTTCTCGCATTCTCTATTTGCAATTTTAGGTGATCGATATCCGCTTCTGCTTCATCTGAAGAAGGGAGAGATATCTCTTCTAACAAAGCAAGTAATCCATATTCCTTTGATGACAAGAAATTAAAAGCTTCAACCCATTCGTCAAGAGCTTCTTCTTCGGTGTTGTTCGTCTTAGAATCACTACAACCGATCACAAGAAGGATTAGGATCATTAAAAATAATAATGATGCTGTTCTTCGCAATTTGAACACCTCGTTGCTGACTGGACGGTGATTCGTTCATGCCCGTCCTTTCAGCGTTTTTAAAATTATGTTGACTAATGTCAATTCATTTAGTAAACTGTAATTGCGATAAACTCCCGTTGGTTGCACTGCAACCTTCGGTAACAATTAACTCCCTGCGGTTGCAATGTTCAACCGTAGGCACAATTAACTCCAAGGGGTTGCGCCTTAATCGGGCTCAACCCCTTGTCCTTTCTTTTGATGAACCCAGCAGTCATCTAAAAAGGTGCCTTCTAAAGAGATGTATTTATCGGCAACCACTTTTAGGTGGTAACATTTTTTAAAATATGCGATTTCAACCTTGCGACCACTATCTTTAACCGCCTGAACAGCTTTAGCAAAGTCTCCATCGCCGCTAACTAATATGGCTATGTCATAATGATCCAAAAAGGCTTTTGTCACCATATCTACTGCAAGGGCAATGTCTACGCCTTTTTCAACCATGCGCCCTTCATTTCGCTGTTCCAGTCTGCCAAGTTCAACCTGAAAATCGTCAATACGATACAGCTTCGCAAAAAACTTTTGCTGATCCTTATATCTTGAAGGATCACTGCTTTGATCTATAGGGGCATTATAATAATAAGTTCTTACCAGTTCTCGGGTATCGCCAACTAAGGTTTTTACAAATTTATCAAAATCTAAATCAGTGCGGCCCATAGCATTTTTTATGCCGTAGTATAAATTAGAACCATCAATAAATACCATAACTCGCTTCATATGATACCCCCTTTTTAAATGCTTACCCTTTCCCCTTCTTCATATCCTCTCGGGCCCTTTTCAGTATAGCCTCTATCTCATCAAGCACATCCTCAGTGATACCTTCGGCGCCGTTTAGTGAGTGCGCTGCCTGGACTGTGGGCTGGGTGCGGTAGTCTGACCTCCCAAGCAAATAATCGGTGGAGACGTTGAAGTAGTTTGCGAGTTTAATCAGTATTTCATAATCTGGCTGTCGTTTGCCAGCTTCATATGCAGTATATGCAGGTCTAGTTATCCCCAAAAAGGTTGCAACTTCTTCTTGAGTGTATTCTTTTTCGTTACGTAGTTCCTTCAATCTTATAGGCAGCATATTCTCTCCTTATTCACTACATATATTTTACAGTAACAAATTGCTACCGTAAATAATAGTAACGAAAAGAAACAAATTATTAATATTATGCTTGACAAGGTAACGTTACGTTACTATAATATGAGTAACGATACGTTACGGGAGTTGATGATACCATGCCAATACCTAGAAATTGGTTGAAAGTAAAAAGGCTTAAGCTTGGCCTCAAACAAAAGGATGTTGCGGAAGCAGCAGGCATTCAAAGGGCATATTATACAATGATTGAGAGTGGTGTTCGCGATCCAAGTGTAGATGTTGCAAAAAAAATATCCGATGTTATTGGTTTCGAATGGCCAATTTTTTTTGAAGAATGTAGTAACGATATGACACTATGCAGCGGAGCAGATGCCTAACTCAGTGTGTATTTCCAAATGAGCTGCATAGGATATAGAGAGGGAGGCCAGTGACATGAAGGAAGATTCGCTCACTGGACAACCATCTAAAGATTAACAAGATTAGGACGCTTGAATTGAAGGTTGGCATGGAGGTTAATGCTTTACACCTTTAAGGGTGTAAAGTCTTACTCCCCAAGTTTAGGAAGCAAAACAAAGGAGGCAATAGCATGACCCAAATGAAGCTCTGGCAACAACCGTTTGTATATGAAGGCCGCGATGTTAGGATTATCAGTCTTAATGGTCAACCATGGTTCGTGGCGGCTGATGTTTGCAGTGTGCTGGATATTTCCAAGCATCGCGATGCCGTTTCTCGTCTCGATGAAGATGAAAGGGGGTCGGTATTAGTGGACACCCCTGGCGGGCAACAACAAATGGCAGCAATTAGTGAGGCAGGATTATACTCACTGATTATGGTGAGCCGGAAACCAGAAGCAAAAGCATTCAAACGCTGGGTTACTCACGAAGTGTTGCCGGAAATACGCAAAACTGGTGGCTACTATTTGCCTAAGACTCTGCCCGATGCTTTACGCCTGGCCGCTGATCTTGCAGAAGAAAATGAAACACTAAAACCCAAAGCCGAAATGCACGATCTCTTCTTGGCCGCCGATAATGCCCAGCCGATGAAAGAAGTGGCCGATGCCGTTGGTGTAGGCCGTAACACCCTCTTTAAACTGCTCCGCGAAAAGAAGATTCTTACCAGCCAGAACATTCCCTACCGCCGCTATCTTGACCGCGGCTATTTCAAAGTAATTGAAAAAACTATTGAGATGGGCGGCCAGGTAATCAACAAGCCGCAAACCTTAGTGACGCCTAAGGGCATTGATTACATAGGCCGGATTATCCGGGATAAAAGCGCTTAAATTTAGTTTTCAAAGAACAGGAGGTGCACCATGTCAGATCAGCCATATCTCTTGAGAGTGCCCGAGGCGGCTAAACTGCTGGGTTTAAAAAAGTCGAAAGTGTATGACATGGCCAAGCAAAACCTGATCCCTGCGGTTAGGTTTGGCCGGTATGTTCGAATACCCCGCAAAGACTTGGAACAATGGGTAAATGAGCAGGTAGACGGAAACAGGCAAAGATGGTCGAGTTCTCTTTAGTCTATTAAACCACTGAAAGGAGGTAAAAGCCATGTATAAAGAGGCAAGAAAGAGGGCCAAACTCAGCATAGAAGAAGCTGCGCCAAGGCTACATATTGCAACCAGAACGCTTTGCAACTATGAATCCGGTGCTTCAATGGCTTCCCCTGAAACAGCTCTGGCCATGAGTCGGGAATATAACTCGCCGGCACTGACAATGCTTTATTGCCGTAAGGAGTGTGCTATCGGCAAGGCCTATGCTTACGAGATACTAAATAACGTCGATCTGCATCCTGCTGCGATCATCAATAAATACCGTCAGGAAAACAGAGAAGCTAATGAAGCCATTGAGCAGCTGGCAATTGTAATGCTCAACAAGACCACCAGGTGTAGCTGCACGCCTGAAGAGTTGGCGCAGATTCACCGCCTGGCCCTGGAACTGCTTGACCTGCAGCACGTGATCGAAACTTTAAAGCTCAGGCTGTGGGATTACTGTGAAGTTGATCAGCTGGTTAAAGAACACAACAGCAAATGCCTGAAAAAGAGATATTACGACCCGGGTAAGACTGATCTGCAGCTGGCTGGTTAAGGAAGCTAAAGACAGGCAGTGTTAATTATGGCTTATGCCGGCAAGAATTACAGTTTTAAAGCCTGGCTGAAAGAACAGAAAGAAGGGTTGAAGATGGAAACTGCAGTTGACTACGAGAAAGTGTATAAGGCAGACCGCAAAAGGTTCGGCACCAGGGTGGTAGTGCTTGAGCCCGGTCACTTAAGACTTAGCCAAAGAAACCTGGTTCATCTATATCGGCATAGCCCTGATGGTTTTGAATGGGGCTATGGTGGCAGTGGGCCGGCAGACCTGGCCTTAAGCATTCTGGTTGATGCTGTAGGCACAGATTTGGCAGAAGAGCACTACCAGGCATTTAAAGGCGCGTTTCTGGCCACGCATTCACGCGATGGCTTTGAGATTAAGTTAAGCGAAATATTAGGGTTTATCTATGGAAATGGAGGTGAACAGTTATGCCAGGAGGCAAAGTAATTCAACTTGGCAGCTGCAGTATCTGCCGCAGGCCAGCAAGGGGCAATTATTGCAAGAAGCACGAGCCGTTTTACCTGTTCTGGAATAAGAAGAACGCCCTCAAAAAGAAGGCGCTCATAGGAAATTCTCACAGCCCTATTATAGCATAAACAGATCGGGGCGGCAAATAGTTGTAAAGCGGCCGGGGCTTAACCTCCCCTTGAAATCCCGGCCGCCTAAAATTTCGGGGGCGGCAGGGTGTGGCTGGTTCAACCCCTTCTCTGGCCGGACATCCGGCCCCCGGTAAATATAAGTTCAGAAAGGATTTATACAAATGCAAAAACTACTATCAAAACTATTTGACCAGGAAACGCTTGAGTGGCTCGATGCCATAGGCTCTGGCCTGCTCTTCATGTTTGTATTCGGCGTGCTATACCTGTTTATGGCCAGCCTGCAGGGGGCTCAATAATGGAAAACTTTTATATCTACAAAACTGTTGATGGAGTCGTTTACAAGGTGGAAATACAACCCAAGCTACATGCCAACAACGGCAGACTGGCTTTGATGCTCTCAGACTTAGAAGACAGGCAGCCGGTGGCCATGATCACCTTAAACTGTCCCGAGATTAAGCTTGGCCCTACCGAGTTGGTTGTTAAAAGTTATGCTGAAAATGAGGGTATGGCTGAGTTTTTACTTAAAAACAAACTGATCAGAAACAATGGTACAAGGACTGACGGCTATCCGGAAGGTGCGCGTATTGTGGAGATGACCGAAAAGTTGAGCAGCCTTATCGATCAAACAAGACTTAAAGATCCCTATTGCGTGCATGGCAAGGTGCGAGGAAAGCTTGCCACAGGCTAAGGCTATAACAATAAGCATATAGACGGGAGGAGAATAGATTGAAACTAATTACCTTAAAACTTCATAACTTTAAAGGCATTAAATCTTTCACCTTTGATGCCCAGGGCGAAAACGTATCTGTAATGGGTGATAACGCTACTGGTAAAACAACCGTATTTGATGCGTTCACCTGGTTACTGTTTGACAAGGATAGTATAAACCGCAAAGATTTCGAAATAAAAACCCTAGATAAAAACAACCAGGTCCAGCATGGGCTGGATCACTCAGTAGAGGGTGCCTTTGAAGTCAACGGTAAAGTGGTAGTTCTCAAAAAAGTCTACTCTGAGAAGTGGACACAGAAGAGGGGCTTTTCTAAAAAACAATTCACCGGACATACAGTAGATCACTTTATCAATAGTGTCCCTGCTACAGCCCGTGAATACGGTACTTACGTTTCTGAAATGGCTAATGAAAACATATTCAGGCTATTAACAGACCCTAAGTACTTCAATGAGCAAATGCATTGGCAAGACCGGCGCAAGCTCTTAATCGAGTTGTGCGGTGATACCACAGATGAAGAAGTAATTGAGTCCAACGATAAACTATCAAAGCTGAAAGAAATATTGGGCGATCACAAAATAGACGATTATAAAAAGTTAGTTGCTGCCCAGAAAAATGAAATCAATAAAGAACTGGAAAAACTGCCAGTCCGGATTGATGAAGTCGACCAGGGACTGCCTGATATTTCAGCGATAGATAGTAAGACACAACTGGCCTTGATAAAAGAACTTGACTTAGAGATTGATCAGAAGGAAGAAAAGAGGCGCAGTATAGCTTCTGGCGGTGGTATTGCTGAGTTAAAGGCAGAGCTGGCTGATCTTAATAACAGCATGTATGAGCTTAAGAACCGGCTGCGTGAAGAAGAAGATGCAAAGATAGAACCGCTTAGGGTTGAAAAAAGAAAGTTAACAGGCGAAAAGTCACGGATAGAAACTGAAATACGTGAAATAGAATTTAAAACTACCGCATGGGAGGTTCATGCTAAATCAGCACAGGCTGAAATTACAAGCATGCGTGACAAATGGCATACAGAAGATGCAAAAGTCTTTGAGTTTGAAGATAAAGATATTTGTCCTACCTGTGGCCAGTCACTGCCTGCAGACCAGGTTAAGGAAGCCAGGGATAAGGCAATGGCAGATTTCAACCAGGAGAAGGCTGAAAGACTTAACACTATAAGCACCAGGGGTAAAGAAGCTAAAGCAAGGCTCGATAAATACGAGGCTGAAATAGCTGAACAAAAATCAAAACTGGAAGCACTTACAACAGAACTTAGTCATGTAACGGCAGCCATAGAAGAACTGCCGACTGAACCTCAAGCTACAGATATATCTACCAACCCGGAATACCAGGCACTTGCTGAGCAGAAGAAGGCGCTTGAGGCAAAGATAGCTGACAGGAATGAAGCAAATACGGATCTCCTGACAACCATTGAAAATGAAATTGCAGAATTAAAAGGCCAGGCGCGGGAAGCCGAATTAGAACTGTCCAAGATTGACCAACACAAAAAGGGCCAGAAGCGCATCAAGGAATTGGAAGCACGAGAGAAGGAACTGGCCGGACAGTATGAACAGCTTGAGCAGGAGCTGTTTTTGATGGAAGAGTTTGATCGCAGTAAGGCTGCTCTATTGGATGAAAAAATCAACAGCCACTTTAAAATGGCCAAATTCAAACTTTCCCGGGAGCAAATCAACGAGGGCATTAGAGAATGTTGCGATACCCTCTATGATGGCGTTCCTTACCCGAACCTGAACAACGGTTCCAAGATTAATGTAGGGCTCGACATTATTAACACTCTAGCAGAACACTACGAGTTTAGCCCTCCCATATTTATAGATAACAAGGAAGCTGTCACCAAGCTGATAGATGTCAACGCTCAGATTATCGCCCTGGTTGTTAGTGAGAGAGACAAGAAACTGCGGATTGAAACTGCAGAGAAGCAAATTAAGGAGGCTGTGTAAATTATGGCAGAAGCCAAGAAGAAAGAAACAGAAGTTGCTGTCTCGGAAGAATCACTGTCTACCCGGTTTATGAATAAAGTAATAGCTGAGTTTACCGGTGGAGTTGGTGAACCTGCATTAACCAATTTTCAGAAAAGGTTGGCCCAGAATTACTTCATTGCCATCGATGCTGCGTTAAAGAAGGCAGAAGTAGGGCGCATGAAAAAAGATGCTGAATACCGGGACCAGCTTGCTATCACCTGGAACAATGTAAATATGGAACAGCTGGCCAGAAATGTAGTAGCTGCTGCCAGGATCGGCTTAGACCCGGCATTATCAAACCATGTAGCAATGACAGCGTTTAAAAATAACAACCTGAGCAAATACGATATTGTTTTTATCGACGGCTACAGGGGCGTGGAACTAAAGGCTATCAAGTATGGTTTATGTGTTCCAGATAGTGTTGTTGTGGAACTAGTCTACTCTACCGACACCTTTAAGCCGATTAAGAAAGACATCCGCAATGAGGTAGAAACCTACGAGTTTACTATTAACAATCCCTTCGACAGGGGCGAGATTGTAGGCGGCTTCTATTACCACATCTATTCTAATAATAAAACCAAAAACAAGCTCGTATTTTGGTCCATAGACGAAATCTTGAAGCGCAAACCCAAATATGCATCAGTTGAATTCTGGGGCGGCGAAAAAGACGAGTACAAAAACGGCAAGAAGACCGGCAAGAAAGTCCAGGTAGAGGGCTGGTATAAGGAAATGTGCTACAAGACTATCTACCGGGCGGCCTTCTCAGATATTACCATCGACAGTCAGAAGATTGATGATGACTATCTGAAGCTGAAACACCTTGAACAGACCTATGATGATGCGATGGTAGATCAGGAAGTCTTAGAAAACGCCAATGTCACGGTAATTGACATCGATGCAACGCCTCAGGAAGAGCAGGTCGAACAAAATGATGTTGTCATACAGCCGCAGGTTGATACCACTGAAGAAGGGCAGCAAACTTTAGGAGGCCCCGGATTTTGATTAAGATTACCGCACTCGCAAGTTCGAGCAAGGGAAACTGTTATCACATCGATGATGGCAGTTTCCCCCTGCTCATTGAATGCGGCATATCCTACAAAAAGATTCAGCAGGGTATTGGTTTTAAAATGTCTTCACTTAAAGGTTGTCTTGTTAGTCATGAACACATGGACCACTGCAAGGCTTCTCCTGAACTGATGAAGGCCGGTATAGATATTTACACCGGGCAGGGAACGATAGATGCCAGAGGCTATAGCGGCCACCGTATTAAAGCCGTCGAAGCTCTAAAGCAGTTTACGGTAGGTTCCTGGACAATACTGCCTTTTGATGTAGAACACGATGCTGCAGAACCTTTAGGGTTTTTACTTCAGAATTCTCTGGGAGACAGGCTGCTTTATGCTACAGACACTTACTACCTTAAATACAGGTTTGAGCGGGTAAATTATTTGATGCTTGAATGCAACTACGATGAAGCGCTGCTTAATAATAATGTTCTAAATGGTGATATTCACCCGTCAATGAAAAAGAGAATCAGAAGATCTCACTTCAGCCTGGATAACGTCAAGGGATTTTTGAGGGCTAATGATTTAAGCGGTATTCGTGAGATCTGGCTGATTCACCTGTCAGAACAAAACAGCAACACTGAGAGGTTCAAGAAAGAGATTCAGCAGTTAACCGGCAAACCTGTAATAGTGCCGGGGGAATAAGGAGGAAAAGACAAATGGCAGCGACACAAAAGGCAAGACACTTGGCGGCTCAAGCTTGGTGCAAAGATAAAACCAAACATATTGAAATGGATTCTGATTTAGCAGAAGCTTTTGCGGAAATATTAGATCCTTATATTTTAGACAATTACGTGCTTGAAAAGATAATTTGTCCCATAATGAGTGGCCCGGTACAAGTGCCTTTAAATACAAGTTGTGGAACTGGTTACCAGCTATTTAAAGCTCATTGCCAAACAGAACAGTGCGCTTGGTTTCAGCATGGTCGGTGCGCTGTATATTCACTGTCAAGCACAACCGGGATGATGTTTGATGTATTGGTGAAAGGGTAAATAACCTTTGGCGGGGTAGCTCGAAAGGTAGAGCACCGAAGCATGCGCTGACACGTCCGGAGGATGCAGGTTCGAATCCTGCCCCCGCCAAATTAGAAAAGTGAGGCGGAAATGATGGTTTCTATTAAGGGATGGGCCTTTAAAGAAAATCAAGACGAACTGGCAAAAGAACGTTTTGGCCGCTATCAGGAAATTAAGGACGATCCGGGCATTACGGTTGAGTCGGTAAGGTCTGCATACGCTGAGACGCTATACAACGGAACGATAGAAAATCCAGAACGTACTGCTCTTGACATATTGTTGATTTGCGATCGCGGTAATACCTGTTTTGGCGGTGCAGTAGCTATTGAAAAGGGTAGGTTTTCGGCCACAGTTTTTACTGATTAAAACATGTAAATCTTTGGCGGGGTGGCAGGTTGCGGCTGGCCCTCGCTCGCTGCAGAGAGCAGTAAGCAATGCGCGGCCTGACAGCAACGATTGCTTTGACCAGCTGGGCAGCCGGCCCCGCCAGATTATATAGGAGGTAGCATCTTGAAATTTAACGCGGAAATTGACCATGTGCGAACTCTTAAAAAAGGAGCAAAGATAGTGCTTGCTCTTGATGATGAAAATGCTGATTACATGATGAGCCATATTCAGAATTTCAGGAAGCTACCGCTTACTGTTGAGCTGCTGGTGGACTGTGACGAACAGAAGAAGCGTTTGGCCATGATCAATGAAGAGCAGCGCAAGAAGATCTATGCAATTTTTAATGATATTGCTGATCATACCGGCAACATCACTGAAGCAGTAAAAGAAGCTATGAAGCAGATGTTTACTGAAAATAGCGGTTATGAAATGTTTTCGCTCTCAAACTGCAGCCGGGAACTGGCCAGAGACTTTATCGAATTCTTGATCGGCTGGTGTTTTGAGAACGGGGTGCCGCTGGTTGATCACCCGAAAGAATATTTTGAGGATATCGAAGTATACCTGCGTCTATGCATTGAAAAGAAGATCTGCTGTATCTGTGGCAAGCCTGCGGAGGTTCACCACTGGAACGCGATCGGCATGGGCCGGGACCGCAAAACCTACGATGATAGCGATCATAAGAAAATGGCACTGTGCAGAACCCACCATGATGAGATTGAAACCATCGGCCGTGATGCTTTCGAGCAAAAATATCACGTTACGGGGGTGCTGGTATGAGCTACGACTACACTATAGAAACACGGTTAATTCATAAAATGTGCCAAGAGTTTCTCGACAATTTTGGCTGGATAGTCACACATATAAGGTTCGGTTCATACGGAAATACCCTCGAGGATCATAAGGACTTCTTTTGTATTGCAGAGCGTGAAGGCGCAACAAAAAAACTATATTGCTGTTCAAGTCAAGAACGCATTTATGGCTATACCGAATCAATACCTGGTATTGGATGCTACAGAATAGAAGACCCAGCAAGGGAATTGACGCCAGAAAGCATAGAGGAAAATATGCCAGCTTTTAAGAGGGTTCAACATAGCGACCTGTAATGCTTACGACGAAAGCCAGGTTAAGGACAAGCTCTGCATCAGCTGCCACAGGCCGATCGGCGGCTACGACTTCGAAGAGATTAAAACTTTTGCCCGGTTCGGCCAGATTTTGTTCATACATAAAGACTGTAAGGAGGTTACGTATCATGTCAGAACGCCTGTGTTTAACAAAAGATAATTGCATTCATAAAGACGGGTTATTTTGCTCCAGCGATTCTAATTTTGGTGATTACACCATGGAGATAGTGGGTAAGGACGGCGATGATTGCCTGGTGCAGTTTCATTGTGATAAGCGGGAGGCGGGTGCATAATGCCAGGCGAAACCGTGTGGATTTACGATGACAATGACGGTTACTGGGAGTGCAAGAACTGTTCCCTGGCTTGGGTTTTTGACTATGACGGTCCGGAAGAAAATCAGGTAAATTTCTGCCCAAAGTGCGGCTTTAAGATTGTTAAATATTTAAGGGGCGGCGAATGATGGCTGAGAAACCAATTTTAATGTCAACGCCGATGGTTCAGGCAATACTCGATGATAGAAAGGGACAGACAAGGAGGCTCGATGGTCTTAAGGATGTCAACGAAAATCCAGATATATGGTTTCCGACTAGAATCGGCACGCTGCACCTTGGCCCGAGGAAGAAATTAGTATGCAAGTACGGAGCGGTATTTATACATAGAAATCAAGAACCGGGGCCTATTTGCAGAACGATTGCCCGATACCAGCCCGGCGACATTCTATGGGTGCGGGAAACTTGGTGCGAGCTGTATGTTGTTGATGCGCTTGGCTACACACATTACGACCAGCCGATGCATTACTATGCAGCCGATGGCTATCCCGATATTACTCTTTACGATGCAGATGGGTTTGAATTGGACGATCAGAGAATTAAATGGAAACCGTCAATCCACATGCCCCGTGAAGTCGCCCGGATATTCTTAAAAATTACAGGTGTCAGGGTGGAACGGGTGCAGGATATAACAGAAAATGATGCAGTGGCCGAAGGAACAACCAATTATCTTATGGCAGGAGGTAGACAACACGAAGAAATGTCTATGCGCGCTCAGTTCTCAATGCTCTGGGATTCCCTGAATGTTAAACGTGGTTATGGGTGGGAAGTTAACCCATGGGTATGGGTTTATGAATTCGAACGGGTGGAGGCGTAATAGATGCAGGCAATCGAGTTAACCGATCTGGAAAAAGATTGTTTGAAAGTTTACCGAACATTTCATTCGATGGCGGTTGACCTTTATTCTTTTAAAAAAGATATAGAAGAAGCTGAAAAAATTAGCAACGAAATGCGAACGTTTTTGGATGAATTTGAACGGGTGGAGGTTGGAGTGTAATGGGAACTACTAAAATAAATTGGGCTAACAAGGTATGGAATCCAATTACCGGCTGCACGAAAATAAGCGAGGGCTGCGAGAACTGCTACGCAGCACGTATGGCCAAGCGCCTGGCCGGGCGATTCGGCTATCCGGCAGATGATCCTTTTAGGCCGGGAGTGGTTCACGAAGATAAGCTGGCGGAACCATTGAACTGGAAGAAGCCTTCACGGGTATTTGTATGCAGCATGGGTGATATATTTCATGAACACGTGAGCGCCATAACAACAGTTAATATATTTCAAGTCATGCAGGCAGCAAAACACCACACATTTATATTGCTAACCAAAAGGCCCGAAATAGCCGAACAAAGAATAGCCGGCATGGATTTTTGCAATTACATAAAGTGGCCGCTTCCGAATGTTTGGCTTGGCGTTACAGCAGAAAACCAGCAGCGGGCGGATGAACGGATCCCGATACTGCTACAGATACCGGCGGCAGTGCGGTTTGTAAGTGTTGAGCCGATGCTGGGCCCGGTGGATATTTATGATTATATGTATGTGGTTGGGACTGTTGATCCGCCAGTCTTGGGAAGGGGTTTAGATTGGGTTATCTGTGGAGGAGAAACAGGCCCGGGAGCAAGGTTAATGCTGGCTGACTGGGCAAAGAGCCTGAGAGCTCAGTGCGTGGCTGCAGGAGTGCCATACTTTTTAAAGAAAACTGCTGACGGAGGCCGCTTGCTCGACGGCCAAGAATGGAACCAATACCCGGAGGTGGTTTAATAGTGACCAAATATAAAGACTACGACGGTAGCATAGTATTTGTTTCGCCTGGCATATCGAGCGGCACTGTATGGATGTCAGTTAAGCTAAAGCCCGGCAAAAACGGCACCAGGCGGGTTAAAAGTAAATTCCTCCCGCTTAGGGAGAGTAAAGACCTGGCTCAGATAGATCTGGACCGCTGGGCTAACGAGCGTAAGTTGGAGGTGGTAATGGATGTCTAACCGCGAGGAAGTAATCAGTAATCTATTTATGGTAGGTAAACTATATATTGCTTTGGAAGGTGGCCCCCGGTTTAACTTTGAATGGCAGCCGGGCCAAGTGCGGGGAGTTATAAGCGCCTGGGAAGCCGGAGTATCAGCATATGACATTGCCAGAGAACACGATCGGGACCCTGACGAAGTGGCCGTGTTGATTATGGACCTCCGCCGGCGAAGGGTTATTAAGAACAGACCTGGTGGGTTGTGGGGAAAAGGAAAAGCAGCATAGATAGTTTTAGGGAGGGCAACTGAATGCCGCGAAAAGAAGGGTTAGACTATTTTCCAATTGATATAGATATGGATGGAGACGATAAGGTTGAGCTGATCGAAGCCAAGCACGGCATTGTAGGGTTTGGCCTGATTGTTAAACTCCTGATGCGTATTTACCGTAACGGGTACTATTATTATTGGACTGAAAAAGAGCAGCTGCTATTTAGTAAGCGAGTAGGGCTACCCGTTGAAAAGGTTATTGCCATTGTAGGGGATGCAGCCGAATGGGAATTTTTTGATAAGGATATGCTGGAAGGTTACAGCATACTCACATCTAAGGGTATTCAGAAGAGATATTTAGAAGCATCAAAGCGGCGGCAATCTGTCGAAATTAACAGTAATTACCTGTTATTAGGTGAACACTGCCTTAATGATTACATTAACGTGGTAATTGTAGACATTAACCCGGTAAATGTAAACATTGAAAAACAAAGAAGAGAAGAGAAGAGTACAGTAAAAGAAAGTAGAGTAAGTACTATAGACATCAAAGATGTCGTCGCGGCCTATCACGACAACTGCCCCTCTTTGCCAAAAATTATAAAGCTCTCTGACAGACGAAAAAGGTTAATGCATGCCCGGATAAGAGACAACCCGAACCTTGAGGCATTTATACAGCTGTTTATAAGGGCTGAAACCAGTGATTTTCTGTCCGGCAGAAGTGGCCGGTGGACTGGCTGTAACATAGACTGGCTGCTGAACGAAAACAACATGATTAAGGTGCTTGAGGGCAGTTATGACAATAAAGCCAGCCCTGCTTCGAAGCACAGTCAAAATGTTGAAAATGCTTTGCGCCTGGTTGAAAAATATCGACAGGAGGAGGCTCAGGTTACATGACAAAGCATGAAGCATCAAAATTACTTGCAACAATAGCTGCGGCATACCCAAGTTTTGAGTCAAATGACTACAAGGTCAAAGTCTGGGGTGAAATGCTGGATGACCTCAGCTACGAAGTAGTTAATGCCGCTGCAAAGAAATGCATAGTTGAAAACACCTTCCCGCCTTCGATAGCAGAACTGCGCAAAGCTGCCTTTGACCTGCTGCAGCCAGAAGCGGTTGCGGCCCCTGAAGCCTGGGGCCAAGTGATCAGGGCAGTGCACAACTATGGATTTGCTCGCCAGAAAGATGCGTTGAACTCTTTACCGCCCGATGTGGCTGAAGTGGTTCGCTGGATGGGTTGGCGGGAAATATGTCACAGTGAAAATCTTGATGTTGTGCGAGGCCAGTTTATTAAACTATTCGAAACGCAGCGAAAGCGTGAACAGCAGCTTAAAGTATTACCTCAAGATCTTAAAGCTATAGTTACCCGAGCTAGTGAAAAGCTTCTGTTAAAACCTGCTCAAGGAGGTAGTGACTGATGAACGCTACAAAGAAAAACAATGTGCGCCCACTCCATAACCTGGCCGATAACGAAGGCGTAGTGCCGGATAGCTTTGAACAGCAGATGGCAGATCTCGGGGTGCCGATAGAAAAGGTAAACCAGAAAACAGCTAAGGTATTATCTGACTGGATTACGCCAGTAAATAAAGGGGGGCGCCAGAATCAAGACTTATCGCTGCGGAAACAGCATGTATCGATTAACCGCAAGTGGGCGCGAAAGATAGCCGAAAGCGAAGACGCTGTGAGGGTGCGGATTGCCCTGCGCGTAATTGACTATGATGGCAAACCGGCATTATTTATCAAGCCCGATTCATCAGGATTTAATCTCAAACAACCAGCTGTAGAAACTCACGCCTGGCAGTTTAGCATGTCGCCAACTCTACGACAGGCAATAGAAAAACACGGTCTTAAATATGGTTCTTACTCGCTTAGTGTAATAAAGGGTGGTTACCTGGCGGTGCACGATGGTTAAAACGATCGTCCAGTTGTCTCACGGTGAGCTTCAGCGCCAGGCCAAAGAATACCTTCAGTGGAAGGGTTGGGAGGTGTTCCACCATCAGGCCGGTCTGGGTACTTACCCGGGTTTTTCAGACCTCTCAGCAATAAATAATGGCCGGACAATCTACATTGAGGTTAAGGCCGGAAAAGACAGGCTGAGTAAAGCGCAACGGGAGTTTAAAGAGAAGGTCGAGGCCCAAGGCGGCGTATTTATCGAATATAGAACACTGGAAGATCTATTGCTGTTTATGAAGTGTTTCGAGAAAGAAAGGAGTGCAATAAATGCCAACAGTTGAAGCGGTTTTTGTTAAAGGGGTTCCCTGCTGCCCGAGCTGCATGTCTCCCGGGACTAAATACAATGATTATGGTGTGGCAGAACAGGGTTTTTGGTTTTCGTTCATATGCCAGGCCTGCTCTACGAAAAGTAGTAAGCAAAACATTAAATATTATACAGATGGCCAGTTTAACAGGTTGAGTGCGGCATCATAAACCAGGGAGGCAACCGATGTATTCAATCAAGCAATTCGAAGAACTAAGAGATGAATTTTTAATTAAAGAAGCGTTATTGACCTGCACTAAAGAAAAAGAATATACGGCCGGTGACCAGGATAGGCTTATTAACCTGCGCGAGATAGCAGCACTTGAGGGGCGCTCTACAGCCCAGGTAGCCATGACACTATTACTTAACCAGCTGCAGCGGATAAATATGGCGGTGAAAACCAGTGAATATGACTGGAGCTGGAGAACCTCTGATGGCCGGGAAGGGTTGAAACAAAAGATAGCTGATGGCAGGGTATACTTACACTTGCTGGCGGCCTGCTTTGATGAAGAGGTTGCCGCTGAAAAGGGAGGAATGCACACTGATAGAGAGAAATAGTAAGCAAGATATCAAAGAAGTGCTGGATAAGGTTACCCAGGCGCTGCAGGACCTTCGTTTCGGTGAAGTGATTATCAAGGTCCAGGGCGGCAAGGTGATCTTTGTTGACCGGCACGAGAGGGAGCGGGTGGGGTAGAATGTCGTTCTTGCCAGGTGTGCCCGAAGTTGGAACAACTGAATCCACACAGTTTTGGTCGATGTTTTGGTTAACTACTTATGCAGGAATAATTTCAGCATTAGTTACTGGAATTGTAGTTGGGTTAATATTATGGAGATTTCAACAAAGTGCAGATAAAAAACGAGTTGCTGAAAGCACAAAGGATTCAATAGAAAATGAATTAGATTTAATTGTTTATGAGGCAAAGCGTATATTAAAAATACACAGGTTTGATGGAAAGCTTACCACCTCATTTCCTGATGCATCAATAATTTGTGAAAAAGTAAGGCTTATCAATAAAAAGATAAAAGGAATTACTATCGATTCTGACGATGTGTGGATAACCGCGAAAAAAACACCTAATTTATTTAATGCCGTTGAAAATAGTGCTAGAGATTTTGATTTATATATATCCCATGAAGCAAGAGTATTTAACAATAAGCGCAAAGCAATATTTACTAATGATAAAAATGCGCATTTATATTGTTCATGCAAGGTTATGGATTGGAAAGAAGAAGATATAATACCACATTTAGGCGTAGGAACTAGTGATAATATTCCAGAATGGATAAATGATTTTTTTGAACAGATCTCTATGAAAGACAGATTTCAGGAATTGAAAAAAAGTTTCACTGAAAGCAATAAAGAATATATTGCTGCAGTAGAAGCATTATCAAAACTATAAAAAAAAGATATAGATAAAAGACTGGCTAAGCAAAAACGCGATGCCGACTCACCCGATAAGGGCAGGGTCGGCATCTCTCATTTTGGAGGTGAAGCGAATGTTAAATCAGGTAATTTTAATCGGAAGACTCACCAGAGAACCAGAGCTTAGATACACCCCCGGCAACGGGGTACCAGTGGCAACCTTTACCCTGGCTTGCGAAAGGCCATTTACTAACAGCGAGGGAGAACGTGAAGCAGACTTTATCAAGGTAGTCACCTGGCGAAAGTTAGCAGAAAACTGCGCTCAATATCTGGTGAAAGGTTCTCTTGCTGCCGTAACCGGAAGGCTGCAAATAAGAAGCTATGACAGCGAAGGGGACCGAAAATGGATATCAGAAGTGGTTGCCGACAATGTAAGGTTTTTAGATAATCGCAGGCAGCAGGAAGATGAAGCAGTTGGCTCAGTAGAGCATATGCTTAACTCAGGCACAGAGATAAACCCAGACGATGTTCCATTTTAAGAGATAGAGGAGGGATAACCCTGAAAGAGAAACTCAATGATGGCGAGTTTAGGTTTGTTGAGAAACTGTTATATAGCTACCGGGAGCAAGACCTGGCTATAAAAGTACTTCAAGAACAGTTGGAAGAAAAACTTGAATTATTGCTACCATCACCCAAAAGCGCTTCATTGAGCCATGAGGGTGGAGGGCGAGGCTTCGACGATGAGACCGGGGACTGCAGCGAACCAGAAAAATGGACCATTATAAGAGACGATAACTTATACATAAGACACCTAAGAAGAGAGATTGAAAAACGGGCAGTGCACCGGGATGCCGTAAAGGTGGCTAGGGAAAGACTTGATGATACCGAAGAGCAATTCATCACCTTGTTTTATGATCAGAACCGAACAGTCAGAGATTGTAAGCGGATTATGAGCTATGAGAAATCAAAGATATATGATTTGCGGCAAAAAGTAGTTTATAAAGTAGCATGTTATGTAGGGCTATTATAGTTAAATAAACAAATCGCGGAAAAATCGCGGAAATTTTCCATGCTGAAAGGGTGTATAGTAGTATTGATAAAGTTATGACCAAAGTTTCATCTACAACCTCCTTTCTTGTTAAGAGGGCACCTTCGGCAGCGGGTGCCCTCAATGCATTATGGCAAAGAAGGTAGATAGTAGCTCTGGCCATGGTCACTAATAAATATAGGCAGGCAGGTGAATCTCTTGAACTACTGGCTACTAATTGAATCAGATGGCCAAGAGATAAATATAGACTTTGGTAATTGTGAAGCTTCGCGTGGTGCAGTTATCGCTGGACTGAGACAGGCTAAAGATATCAAGTTAAGAGCCTTAGACGAAGATGACAAGAAAATATGGATAAGAGAAATATAGAAATCAAAAATGCTAAGCGCTATGGTGGTGGGTGACATGAAATGGCTAAACGCAGTCCAGAACGCAGCAAGGCATATGAGTTATATAAGGCGCATAATGGAGATATTCAGATCAGGGAGATTGCAAGGCAGTTAGATGTCCCCGAAAAGACTATAAGTGGTTGGAAGTGTAAGGATAAATGGGAGCTCCAGCTTACCGGAGTATATAAGCCGGTCAAGCGGAGTACTCCAAAACAGAAAAGAAAAAAACGCAGTACTCCGGTTGAAGTATCGGAAGAAACTAAACTGACCGAAAAGCAGCGGCTCTTCTGTTTGTATTATGTAAAAAATTACAATGCAACGCAGGCAGCCTTAAAGGCAGGGTATAGCAGCGATAGTGCGCACGTGATTGGCTCTGACAACTTAAGGAATCCTAAAATAGCAGCTGAGATACGCCGCGTGAAAGGTTCACTGGTTGAAGACCTGCATTTTGATGCTCAAGACGTTTTGATGGAGTATGCCAAAATAGCTTTTAGCAACATAGGGGAGTATGTTGAGTTCGGGCAAAAGGAAGTTCCAGTAATTCAAGAAGGCAAGATAGTTAAAGACCCGGATACCGGAGAACCTATAACCTACGAAAAAAGCTTTGTAAGTCTCCGGGAAAGCAAGACATTAGACGGCTCCATAATTACCGAAGTATCCCAGGGCCGTGAAGGAATAAAAATTAAATTTGCTGACAAGATGAAAGCGCTTGAAAAACTGGAGCGCTATTTTGATTTATTGCCGGATGTATGGAAGCGCAAGCTCGAGGAAGAAAAGCTTGAGATAGAGAAGCGCAAAATAGAAAGTGGTGATCCAGCAGTAGAGGGAGCTAAGACCAGGGAGAGCGTGAATAGTTTTGTAGGTGCCTTAGGAATGGCGGCAGAGGAAGTCTGGGAAAATGAGAAATAGAATAGCAGCCCAGCCTTTTAAATTTCAACCATTCTCTATACAGCAGAAAAGAGCTTTAACCTGGTGGCACCCAAAAAGCCCCCACTCTGATAAGGACATTATCATCTGTGACGGGGCAATAAGAAGTGGTAAGACAGTATCGGAATTAATTAGCTTTACCATGTGGTCAATGTCTACATTCGAGAATGAAACCTTTATCCTGGCCGGTAAGACAATGGGAGCTTTGAAGCGGAACGTTTTGAACCCACTGTTCAAGATACTTACTGCCCAGGGTATTAAATACCGCTACATTCGCTCGACTGACGAACCGCGGGTAGAGATAGGCTCTAATATTTATTACATCTTTGGTGCAAACAACGAGCTGGCCCAGGACAAGATACAGGGTTTAACGGCAGCCGGCGCATACGCAGATGAAGTGCCGCTGTTTCCACGAAGCTTTGTGGAGCAGATGATCGGCCGCTGTTCTGTAGACGGCGCCAAGATATTTTTAAACGGTAACCCTCTGGGGCCAAAGCACTGGTTCAAGACAGAATTCATTGATAAGGCTGTAGAAAAGCGTATCCTATACCTCCATTTCACGATGGATGACAACCTCACCTTAGCCGAAAAGGTGAAGGAACGTTATAGGCGCATGTTCACCGGGGTATTTTACCAGCGCTATATCAAGGGCCTCTGGGTAATGGCTGAAGGCCTTATTTACGATATGTTCAGGGAAGAAGAACATACCATTGAGTCAAGCGACCTGCCAAGCATTAAAGCCAGCTGGGTTGGCATCGATTACGGGACCGCAAACCCTACAGTATACCTGTTAGTAGGTTTAGGCACAGATCAATGCCTGTATGTATTCGATGAGTACCGCTGGGATAGCCGTAAAACTGGCCGGCAAAAAACAGATAAAGAGTATTCCCATGATTATATAGGCTGGGTTAACAGCAACAAAGGAATTCCAAAATATACTTTTTTCGATCCAAGTGCCAAATCCTTTGGCTTGCAGCTACACCGGGACGGCGTAAAGGGTGTTGTCCCGGCTAAGAATGCGGTAATAGATGGTGTTCGCGCTGTATCGTCTCTCTTCGGAGCAAAAAGGTTATATATCGTAAAAGATAAATGCCAGGGTTTGGTTGAGGAACTACAAGATTATGTCTGGGATGAGAAAGCCCAGGAACGCGGGGAAGATAAACCGCTTAAAGCAAATGACCATGGCCCGGATGCGCTTAGATACGTAATACTATCTATTCGGCCAGTTTGGCATAAATGGATTGAAGAACAGAGAGACGAAAAAATAAAGCCCGGTTTGTTGCCGGAAAACATTGCTTAGCCTGGAGGTTAGCTTATGATCCTCGACACCATAAGGAAACAGAACTCATTTCCGCCAGCAGAATGGCAGAGCTGGTATAAGTTATTTGAAGAACTGGCTGTCTGGTATTCAGGCGATCCTCTCAGACTGGCCACTTACTACTTAAATCAGTTCCAGCCAACAGAAATAGGTTACTTCTGGTCCTCCATTAGAGAAGAGGAATCCCGTGAATCAGTTCATCTGCCTATCGCCGGAGACGTTGCGCAAATGAGCGCCAGCTTGTTATTCAGTGAAACGCCGGAATTCCAGTTCGATAGCAAATCAGAGCCCGGCAAAAGGATTCAGGGGACCATTGACGATAATGGTTTCATAAACATGCTGCTCGAAGGCTCTGAAATGGCAGCCGCACTATCAGGGCTTTTTATTAAGCTTGACTACGATCCTGTCTTGTCTGAGTTTCCTCTTTTGACACTCAGGACACCGGCCAATGCTTTTCCGGAGTTTAGATCGGGCAGGTTGACGGCTGTAACCTTCCACCGGGAAGTTAAGAGAGAATCGGGTGGCGCTATATTCAGGCTGTTTGAAGACCGCAGAATTGAAAACGGGAAACTAAATATAACCTACAAGCTATTTAAAGGGTCAGTTAATAAGTTTGGAGTAGAACTGCCGATCGACCATATAAGCGAGACCGCTGCCTTAAATCTACAGGATGAAGTTCTTGATATTCCTGTGTTGGGAGTTGTCTATATCCCGAATAAGCGACCCAACAGGTTGGTTCCAGGATCAGCTATTGGCGAATCAGATTACCGGGAATGTATCGGACTTATGGATTCACTCGATTTCACCTGGAGCAGCTGGATGAGAGATATCGAATTAGGCTTAGGCCAGATCATAGTAGACGAAGGGCTTACTTCGGAAGGGAAATTCAGTAAGCTTCAAAGGGCTTTTGTAAGACTAAATATGGACAATATTCGCTTAACTGAAGGGAAATATGAACCGATTAAGCCGGTGCAATTTAAACTGCGCGTTGAAGAACATATGAAGACCTGCGATCAACTAACCCGGCAGATCGTTGGCATGTGTGGGTATGCCCCTCAGTCATTCGGCTTGGTAGAATACGGCCAGCAACGAGACAGCGGAACAGCGTTAAGGATCAGGGAGCGTAAAAGCTTGCTAACCAGGCAGAAGAAAGAACGCTACTGGATACCAGAGCTATCGAGACTGTTTAAACAGCTGCAGTTATTTGATGCAGTAAAACGCGGCACTAAATACGAACCAGAGGTAGTGACTATCGTCCCACAGGATTCAATTATCCAGGATGAAACCGAGAAGTCGGAAGTGGTTCGCAATCTTGACCAGGCTAAAGCAGCCTCAACTTACATCAAGGTCAAGATGGTTCATCCAGACTGGTCGGAAGAAGATATCGAAAAAGAGGTAACCAGAATCCGAAAAGAACAGGGTTTAGGTTATGAGGATAACCCGTTTGAAAGTTTAGGCAAAGAAGAATAAACAGGGGGTAACGATATGGAGGGGTTTCAGACATACGAATGGGAAACACAGTTTGAAATAGATTATCGCATGGCCATAGTTGAGTTATCTCAGGATATTGCCAATAACTTAGCTTTGTTTGAGGATATTGCCAAAAAGAGTGAGCGCGATTACTCAGGGCTAAAAGAAAGCATGCGTAAGCTCCAGAGAAAGCACAAAGGCTTATCGGCACCATCGATGTATGAAGAGGCAAACAGTTTTATCGCTGAGGCACTCAATTCATACTTAAAGGGTATCGATTTAATCATTAAGGCAACAGCGGTAAAAGATTCTCAGGGCACTTACCGGGCGGCCAGAAATATTATCGAAGGCAATAACTTTATCTGTATTGCCAAGAACAGAATGTGGGAAGCTATTGAAAGCAGGGTAGCAGAGGCGGTGCATTAAAGTGATTAACGTTAACAGCTTCGAGCGTTTAGCCAAGCCACTTACCGAGGCAGCTGAAGAGCTAACCGTCTCAATTGCAGGAGCTTTGAAGGATCTGTATTTAAACCTCTCTGAGGATCCGGACAGGATTAACTCTTACCGCAGAGCTTATGAGGCAAAAGTTATTAAAGCGGTTAAGAAGTGGCAGAAGGCCCGGCAGGAGTGGGTAAAAGATTATATGCCCCTTGCGTATCAGTTAGGTTTAAAGCATGGACAGGCTGAGATAAGCGCTCTAAGGAAGTTGGGTGTTGAAATACCGGAACCAACCGAGAATGTAAATGACACGGTGCCTTTCATAAGGTTAGGCGGGAGCGCGGCACCGTTTTAATGAGGTGTAGGCAGTGGCTACTCATGAAACCATAGCGGGACTGTTTCAGGCAGCTGCTGATAACACTTTAGGCAAGACTGACCTGCAGATATTGAGGGTAGCAGACGATGAGTTCAGAAGGGCAGCAGTAACAGCCGGTAGTGCGGTATTCAAAGAAAGCGAAATACTAACCAGGCAGACGATAGCCCAAAAGCAGCTTGATGAATTCGCCAAGCAGGGTATAACGGCGATCACTTATTCAGATGGCCGGAAAATGCCGGTTACAAGCTATGCTGAGATGGTAGGCCGGACAATGAGTGGCCATGCGGCAATTCAGGCGAACATCAACCACTACAGCCAGCACGGCTTTGATTTGCTGCTGGTTAGCGCACACTTTGGGGCTTGCCAGTTATGCACACCCTGGGAGGGCCGCGTATTAAGCCAGAGTGGGCAGGATCTGAAATATCCCAGCCTCCAAGGAGCGATAGCAGCCGGACTATTTCACCCGAACTGCAATCATAACGTCGCTCCCTGGCGTGAAGGCTTACCAATTCCAGAGGTCAGATTAGACCCGGAACAGCAGAAATTAATTGATGAACACGGTTACGATAAGGCCCAGCAAATAACCTATCAGGCCCAACAGCGTCAGAGAGAGATTGAGCGCAAAATAAGAGAGTGGAAGTTAAGAGAAGCTACAGCTGTAGATTCAATTGCCAAGGCTAAGGCAGCAGAGAAGGTAAAGGCCTGGCAGGCTGCTCAAAGAAGCCATATAGCCAACAACACTTTCTTAAGGCGTGATTATGTCAGGGAAGGGGTAAAGGGAATATCCGGAGCCCCGCAGGCCGTTGCCAAGGCAGGCTATGTTCCTGCTAAAACACTGGATGAGGCTGTAAAGTATGCACTTCAATACATTGACAATTTTGAAATGGTTGGAGTAGGATTAAATCAGCTAAACGAGATTAACCGTAGTTTTTACGTAACAAGGGCAAATTATGATTTTAAAACCGGAAAGTTAGCTTACTTGCCGCGTAAACACGCTAACCATACTCCTGCAGCACACCAGTCCCAAAGGTTTACCGGTGACAGCAAGGCGCTATATTTCAAAAAAACTATGCTATCAAGTCCGAACAAGGCCCATAGAAGTGAAATGACAGCCTGGGCGCAAGTTCAGCCAAATAACATTAGCAGATTAAGGGCGCAAATTAGTGATCCGGCTAATGCGAACATCAAATCATACCTGGAAGATAAGCTAAGAAAAGCAGAAGTAGCCAGCAGGTGGTCGATGTCTGGATCAGCCAAAGAAGGGGACTACCTGTTTGCTGTTGCATCGCATGAGAACGGTCACGCGATTATGAGTAAATACGGTTTGACGGAAAAATGGAATACTTCTTTGGTGGCAAACCAGGTAGATGTTTTAGATCTTTATAGGGTATCTGAATATGCTGCTACTAATAATTCGGAACTGTTTGCTGAAGTAACTTCTGCTGTTGCCCAGGGCAGAAGCAGCGATGTCCCGAAAAACATACTGGCAGCTTACCGTGAAACGATTGGTAGTATAGGAGGGAACTAACGTGCAGTCAACTCAATGCCTGGAATGCAAACACTATGAAGGGCAGCACGCTTGCAAGGCCTTTCCGGTTAAGATACCTGAAGAAATAATGACCGGTATTCACGATCACACTAAACCCTATGAGGGTGACAATGGCATTCGTTTTGAGAGCCGGGAGGCAATCTGATGGAGCAGCAGCCAAACTTATTACAAAATATCGGGCAGCTGCTACAGAGCATAGGCTGCTTAATAATGTGTATTGTAATACTGATACCCTTGATGTTCATATTATTTAGTTTGTTTTAAACTTAAATAGCAAAGCCTTTAAGCAAAACGGATCGTCCTTAAATAGGGCGGTTTTTTATATGAAAGCTTTTTTAAGGGGTGCCTGGTGTTGATACCTAAAATATTGCATTTTATCTGGGTTGGAGGAAATCCGAACCCGTTTGTGAAGAACATCGAAACCTATAAGAAGTTTAATCCAGATTGGGCAATACAACTGTGGACAGATGGGAACTTGCCGAAGCTACAGAATAAAAATATATATAACAGCATACCAGTGCCCACAACTAAAGCCGATCTGTTAAGGTTGGAAATACTGTATCAATACGGCGGTGTTTATGCTGATATCGATAGTGTTTGTCTTAAGCCACTCAATAAGATGGTAGCCGGGCATGAAATGTTCTTTGCGTCTCATACTATTAAGGAAAAAAAGGTTGAGATAAACTGTATCGGTGTTACAGCTGGACATCCTGCTATAAAAGACCTGCTGGACGGCCTGCCGGAATATTGGTCCGAGCTGGTTGAATCCAAAAAAGGGAAGCTGAGTGTCTACTGTCTCTATACTTATTTACGGAAAAGAATCGGAGAATGTGCATTGTTACCGCTTGAATATAATTGCTCAAAGAACTATGCAACAGAAAATACTTTCATCCTTCAGCATAACGTGCATACGTTCAAAGACTCTGTTAACGCAAATAATAAGTTTAGGGTGATATAAATGATTGACGTTATTTACTTAGCAGCCGGCCAGGGCAAGAGAGCTAAGCTTGGATATCCGAAGCAGTATGCCAGACTCGGTGGAAAGCCGATCATGGTCCACGGGCTGGAAGTGCTGCAACAGATGCCGGAAATAGGCAGAATCATTATTGTTTGCCAGTATGATGAGTTAAACCCTAAGTATGTAGGGGATATCCTTCCCTATGTAAGTCCAAAGAAAGAGCCGTTGTTAATTCAGGGTGGCGATACCCGGCAACAGTCAGTTGCCAATGCTCTGAAGCACGTAACAACCGAGCATGTGCTTATCACCGAGGCTGTAAGACCGTTTATAACAGCAGAACTGATCAGGACAGTCATCAACACAGATGGAGACTTTGTAACGCCCTGGATAAGCCCGCTGTCAACAGCATTAACCAGGGACGGCGAATATATAGACCGTGACAGCGTTGGCCAGGTGCAGATGCCCCAAAAATATAAAACTAAACTATTAAGGTATGCGCACCAACTAACCTACTTGGACAATACAACAGATGATGCAGCTCTGGTTATTCAGACTACAGAGTTAAAGCCTTTGCTGGTGCCAGGCATTGAAGAAAATATCAAGATCACCACACCACTGGATCTGGTGATTGCAGAAGCAATATACCAAATGCGGCAGAACGGGAGGGAATAAGTGAAATGGAAATAGCCCGTATAGAAATCAGCGATTCTGATTACGAGAAATTAACTCCCGAAGTGATGAAAGAAATCGAAAACAGACTCAATGAAAGAATTAGCGCTGCATGGCAAGAAGAGTTAAAACGGCTTGAAAACCACATGCTTTACGGCGCTAAACCAAGCATAAAGAACCCTCGGGGAATTATTCCGTCAGGTATTATCTCGTCAGGGGTGAGTTAAAGTGTGGCCTATCATAACCGGTTCCAGCAGGGGCATAGGAGCGGCCATAGCAAGGGAATTTTGCAGACGTGGTCATCTATATTATGGCTTTTCGCGCTGGAATGATGTAGATGTATCAGATTATAGCTCTGTTAAGAGAGAATTTGAAGGTTTCTACCATCCTGAACAACACCTGCCGGAGGTATTAATCAACAACGCCGGAATAGTAGAACTCGGAAGTGTGCTTGAACTCACTCCTGAAGACTGGGAAAAACAATTCGCCGTAAATTTACACGGCGTTTTTTATTGCTGTAAGGAGTACGTGAAACTATTACGGGCAAAGGATAAGCCCGGCAAAATTATAAACATTGCCTCTACTTCGGGCATGCTAACACCAAGGCCAGGCCGGTCAGCGTATGCGGCCAGCAAGGCTGCTGTGATAAGCTTCAGCCTTAGCCTGGCAGAAGAGTTAAGGCCTTACGGTATAAAGGTATACTGTGTGGCTCCCGGGGCCTGCAATACAGACTTACGAAAAGCAATTTACCCGGATGATAACTTTGATAACATGATGCAGCCGGCAGATTTAGCCAGGTTTGTAGTCGATATAGCAGAGGGTGGAGAAATGTTAGACAACCAGGTATTGATAGCGAGGGGGCTGTAACGTGATACAGGACATCTATGATGAGATTAACCGCGGCTGCCCTACCTGCAAACAAGATGAAGGAGGGCAACACGAGCCAAACTGCCCTCTTGTGGAAAATTTTAAAAATGCTTTTAGCAAGGGGCGATCCGATGAATACAGATGTCACAGTCTTTAATCGTAAGCATTTCCCGGTAGAAGTTGAGGGTTATACGTTTATGCCTGGTAAACTGACTAAGATCCGGATAGAAACCAATTCAATGAAATTCAGGAATATCCGGACCACATCAGGCTTACGAGTTAACCGCGAAAATAATGAAAAATACATGCCTCTTGCTGGTGAAGCTGTAAATATGGTTTTTGATGACCGTAACCAGCACGCAGGACACGCTTACAGGCACGCAATAGAGGCTTTAGCTGACCCTATGCTTGCAGGGTTGCGTAAATTAGGCGTAAATGCCGACTATGCATCAAGGCCGACCGTAAATCTTAATGTGAGGTTTTTCAGCAGCTACCGGATAAATCAACAGGGCAAGGTAGAAGTGGGCCCCAATGATGTATTTTACAGCCATGGTATTGGTGATAAAAACTACTGGCTGGCTAATAAAATAGAAGACTTTAGATGTGCCATGGTGCCCGGCCCAGCCTGGAAAGAGCGGATTGAGGCCGGAGGCTACCAGGGAGAAGTATTCGTTACCGGTTATACCAAGCTGGACCCGGTGTTCTGGGGTGAATACGAAAAACAAAAAAGAGATAAGCCTTATGTTGTCTGGGCACCTACTCATGGTTACAACTACAGGCACAAGGGCAGGAGCAGTTATCCCTGGTGTGTTGATCTGATCAATGAAATCCCCGGTGAATATGAAACCTGTTTGGCAATGCACCCTACCAGCCGGCTAAACGCAAGACAGAAGCACGACGTGACCTTACAGGAGCTGGTTGATGCCGATGTAGTGATCGCAGATGCCGGGAGCACACTATATGAAGCCTGGATACTTGGAAAGCCGGTTATATTCCCGGACTGGCTATGCAAAAATGATGTCCTGGCTCATTTTAAAAGTGACCCGGGCAATTTAGAGTATCGAATTTACAATGAGGGGATTGGGTATCATGCGAAAGATATGGCGCACTTGGTAGAGCTGATAGATGTAGCTCTGGACAAGGGCATGCAGCAGCAGGAGCAGGATTTTGTTGAAAGCATCTGCCCGAAGCATACAAGAGGAAAGGCCGGAGATAACTGTGCTGCTGTTTTAAAGGGGTTGATTGAGTGATGCTCAAATGGATATCACAAAAATTAAGGTGTTGGAAGGAAGTTTGGACATTACCAGCATAAAAAACAATAAACCATCCCTCGAGGGTGGTTTTTAAATATAGACCTACTATTGAGACCAGCAATAACAGGCATTGCTGGTTTTATCTTTTAAGCCTGGAATGCGCCAACGAGAGGCGCGGTATAAATGCCGGTTGCGGCTACGATGCCGCGGTAAAAATTAATCGGAAAGGTGATTAAAATGAAAAGATTATTTTCCATGTTTAACGATTTTCCAGTATGGGCTTGTTTTACTGATGGCGGTGGATCCAATGATGGTGGCGCGGGCGATGATGGCAAAGATGACGGCAAAGGCTCTGGAGACAATAACGCGAACGACGGCGGTCAACAGTCGGATGGCTCCAGTAAAGATGATAAGCCGTTTGCAACGTTTCCAAACAAGGAGGCGTTTGATGCCAGGATAGCCAGGTCTACAAAAACTGAGCTTGAGTCTATGGCCAAAGAACTCGGTTTTGATGGTGTGGATGCGATGAAAAGCGCAGCTGCTAAAGCAAAGGAAATTGAAGACGCAAACAAGACTGAACTGGAAAAGGAACGCGAGGCCAGACAAAAAGCAGAGAGCACGAGTCAGGCTGCTCTTGATAAGGCAAATACACGGCTTATTAACGCTGAACTTAAGGTATTTGCCTCTCAAGCTGGTTATGCGGACCCGTCTGATGCCGTGGCATTGGTTAATCGATCTGATTTAAAGGTTGATGATGACGGCAATGTTACGGGAGCAAAGGAAGCGGTGGAAGCATTGATTGCAGCCAAACCGCACTTAAAGGGCTCAAAAGACACAAATTCAAGCGCTACTGGCGATTCAAGCCAGGGTGGAGAAACGGAAACAAAAGGAGGCTTCAATGAGGCTTTCCGTGCTGCCGTATTTGGTGGCAGAAAATAAAAACAACCTTTTAAGGAGAGTGATTTAAATGACTTACATTCCTCGTAGTGGCACTGAAGCTTTAATGCCAGAAGAATGGCAGAAGGAAATCGTTCAGGTTCTGCCTGAGCAAAGCTCTGTAATGACCCTGGCTTATCGCGCACCTGATATGAGCCGGGCACAAAAAAGGATTCCGGTGCTTTCGGTTCTGCCGACTGCTTATTTCCTGAACCCTGGACCGACCCAGAGAAGCGATGCAACTGATATCGCTCGCAAGCGGCTGACTCGCCAGCTTTGGGAGAATAAATACCTCGATGCTGAAGAGCTGGCTGTAATTGTGGCCGTTCCTGAAGCGGTCGTAGAAGACGTTGACTATGACCTTTGGAACGAGGTTAAGCCGAAGCTGGTAGAAGCGTTCGGTCTGGCATTTGACCAGGCTGTATTCTACGGTGTTAATGCTCCGGCGGCTTGGCCCACTAACCTGCTTACTGGTGCAGAATCGGCTGGCAACCTGGTTGTTCCCGGTTCGCTTGGCTCAGAAACTGACATCTATGATGAGATTTTGGGCGAAGGCGGCGTGATTTCCAAGGTTGAAGAAGATGGTTTTATGGTGAGCGGTCACGTTGCTGCTCTTACTATGAGGGCAAAACTTCGTGGCCTGCGCGATGAAAATGGTGTGCCGATCTTTAAATCTCTCTACAAAGAGGGCGTGCAGGGTGCTACCCGGTATGAGTTAGACGGCGAACAGGTTGTTTTTCCGCGTAATGGTTCAATGATTCCTGAAATCGGCCAGCTTATTTCCGGTGACTGGCGCCAGCTGATTTGGGCGCTGCGTAAAGATATCACCTGGAAGATTCTGACCGAGGCAGTTATTCAGGATCCGACCACTGGAGAAATCCTGTATAACCTTGCACAGCAGGATATGGTGGGCTTAAGGGCTGTCATGCGCATCGCATGGCAGGTGCCTAACCCGGTAAACCGTATCAAGGAAGATGCTTCAGAACGCTATCCCTTTGCTGTTTACGGCCAGCAGACTGGCAGCTAAGCGATAGATAGACAGAAAGTGTAAGCATGTAAAGTGGGGCCTTAAACGGGCCCCACTACTAATTTAAAGTTGGTGATAAAATGCCAAAAAAACCGCAGGTAAGGGTAAGAATGAAGGGTTCAACTAACTGGCTGGTGCGTCCTGGTGACGAAATCAGTGTTGAGGAAAAGCTGGGATACAGGTGGATAAGATCCGGCCTGGCAGAACTGGCAGAACCAGCTGAAAAGATGGAAACTTTACCGGAAATAGATATCTCACTTGAACAGCTAAGAGACCTGGCACGGCTGCACGATCTACCTATAAGGGGAACAAAGGCCGAGCTGGCCCAGCGACTGACCGAAGCCGGGGTTGTAATTAACCCGGTAGAAGAGCCGGTAGAACCTGAGCTTACAGCGGAACTTGAAACAGAGCTCAAATCTACAGTAGAAACGGAATACGAATCCGAAGAGGAAACAATTAACCCGGAGCTGAGCTGATATGTATATAACCAGTGCACAGTATAAGGATATAACAACCAGGCCGGAAGCAGAAGCGACGGAAGCCAGGATTAAAAAAGCTTCACTTTTGCTTGACGCACGGATCGGCCATTATGAGCGCAATGCCGAAGGCTGGAAGTTAGATCTCGACGGACTGACTAACCATCAGAAGCTTGCTGTACGCGACTGGACAGCCTGGATGATAGCATACCTTTTTGACAACAATGACCAGGCTCCAACGACAGCCAGTATATCCCTGGGCCGTTTTTCTGTAACAGAGCACGGCCAGAAGGGCAAAACCATTCCCGAAGAGCTGAACTGGTCCGATATGATGCTTGAGGATTCCGGGCTTATTAACCGTCACGGCAAACTAACACATAGGACGGTGGTGTAGCCGGTGCACAAGCAACTCAAGAAGCTAATGACCCATAAGGCCACCGTGCGCAAGCTGGGCCGGAATATGGAAGGCGACTGGACTACGCTTGCCACTTACACCAACATTCCCTGTTTCTTTCAGTGGGGCAATAAGGTTGTAAGGGACAAGCGGGGTGAAGAGGTAACTGCTTCTGCTATCGTCTTTATGTATCCCGATGCGCCTATTACCGACAGTGGAGACGATATCTACTGGGAAATTGAGCAAACACATCCCTACAGCCGGAACAAGGCTACCATGATCCGCATAGACCCGATAGATGATCCCAGGACAGGAATCACGCACCATAAGGAGGTCGCTATCCAGTAATGTATTGCCCATTGTGGAGTATCGCAAACAAAAAGCAATCCAAGTGCATTGAAAAAGAATGCGGAATGGTTGCCCTCTGCAGGCCGGAATTAATATCCGATTTGAGGCCCTATGATGAGTGTCCGAACGGCCATAAGGAAGCAGCTGTTGTGACAAGCCCGGATACGCTTGAAGGTTATATAGAAATGGTATGCCTGGCTGAAGACTGTAATGAACGCTGGCTTGTACCGGAAGGTGATAATAATGAGTTGGAAAACCTGGCGAGGTCCTGAGGTAAGTACGAAAATGGACGGTGCAAACAGAAGGGCTGTCCAGAATACCGGTGCAGTTATTTTGGCGGCAGCTAATAACGAAGTTCCGTTAAGAGATGCTTTCCTTCTAAGATCCGGCAAGGTGTTTATGGCACCAGGCGGCAGGCCTGAGGGATGTGTTAGTTTCGGTGGTGGAGACGGTACTGGGATGGCAAGGATTCCATATGCCCGGCGCTGGCATGAAAACAATGCCAACTTCCAGCGCGGCAGAAAAATGCGTTACCTGGCAGATCCCTTTAACCGTTTAGCAGGACCAACACTGCAAAAAGAGTTAGCCAGGGAGGGAGGCGATGCGCTGAGATGATAGCAACCGAAATAGCGGCATATCTAACTGCCAAAGGCTATACAACAAGCTCTGCTGTAACTGTAGACTATCAGCCGGATTCGCCTGACAACCTGGTAACCCTCCACAATGAATCGGCGCCTGTTTTGCCCGAATCACACGCGCTGGCGGTAGATTTATGCGGGCTTCAGGTGCTTGTAAGAAATGAATCTAATTCTGCAGCCAGGGCTAAGGCTATCGCAATACATAAAGAGTTGGTTGGTCTAAGCAGAACCTTAAGCGGCCAAAGTGTTACAGATTTTTATGTAGTTACCAGTCCGGCCTCTATAGGTCGTGACAGCAAAAATAGGGCTGAATGGTCAGCCCACTATTCATATCGCTTGTTATCAACAGGCGATAAACAAAGAAGTTAAGGAGTGTGAAATAAATGGAAGAAAAATTTGCCGGTTTTGTGGTAAAGGTTGACGATGTTACTGTAGCCAAGGTTACTAGTCTTACCATGAACAACCTTACTATTTCAGAAGCAGATATTACCGGATCGGAAGATGTGGTAAATGGCGGTGATATTTTGGCCCAGAAATTTGCGTCGCTAGCTGTTAATGAGGTTGCAAACGTTGAAGGTATTGTCTGGGTGGGAGATGCAGGTCAATCCGATCTAAAAACTGCTGCCAGGCAGGGTGCAACAGTAGAGGTCAGTGCAGTGAATGCACAAGGCAACGGTGCCAGCCTCGAAGGCTTTTTCACTGGCTACCAGGAATCTCGCGGCACTGGAGACGTGGCTAAATTTAGCTCAGCATTCAGAGTAAACGAAAACACACCCATTGTGAACGGCAGCTAATAGACTCAGGAGGGGTATTTATTAATGGACGATAAAGCTAAACGATCTGCTGAAAATATGGCCAGACTTAATCAGGCGCACAAAGAAATGATTGGCGAACAAGAACAACAGTTAATCGTCGACTTTGATGCTGCTTATGATGAGTGGAAGGCTAAAGACAAGCCGCTCATGGTCAGGTTTAAGGGAAAAATATATCCCGTTCCCAGGAGACAACCATTTGCGTATTCTCTTTTTATTTCAAGACACACAAAAAGACAGTACGACCATGAGCTGCGAAAAGAGGTCCCAAGGCTTTTTGTGCCAGACGACAAGGCAGAAGAATACGTCCGTCTAATGTTTGGTGAAAAGTTTCTCCGGGCTATGCAGCAAAGCGATGTAGAGGTTGATTTTGTAATGGATAGAATAGCACCTGAAATCCATAAGCAATGGCAGTATGAACAAGCTACAGAAGGAAAAAACGCACAGACCCCAGGCTCATAATCTGGGCTTGGGGTGCCCTTGAAGCGGACTTCTGGCAGTATTACCGGATAGATTTGAATGAACTGGCGTTTAACAGCTCTATGAGCATGCGCCGGTTTTCTGTTTTATTAGGCGGTCTTCCCACAGAATCAGCGTTTGCCAGATGGCTCAGGAATAAGAAGAACAGGGATATGGCAGAGATCAGCATAATCGATGACGAGATTTTCAGGCGGGGCTAAGGTAGGTGATATATAGTTGGCATTTAACATAGGCGAGGTATCAGCATCCATAACGGGCGATAACATGCCTTTTATGCGTTCAATTAATGAAACCCACCGTGCAGGTGACAACTGGGCTACACAGATGGGCGGTAATTTGCAGCAAGTCGGTGGCCAGATGCGCACCCTGGGAAGCACTGCTTCAATGTACCTAACAGCCCCAATCTTAGGTGTAGGTGTAGCTTCCGGCAAGATGTTCATGGACTTTGAGAAGTCTATGAGCGAAGTAACCGGATTGGTAGGTGTATCAAAAGAGCAGGTTTCACAATGGAGCGATGAATTGCTAAGCCTTGGCCCAGCCCTTGGTAAAACACCCCAGGAGTTAGCCGACGCGCTTTATTTCGTTACTTCAGCCGGTTTACGTGGTGCAGAAGCCATGGAAGTCTTAGAGATGTCAGCTAAAGCCTCTGCTGCCGGGTTGGGTGAAACTAAAGTAATTGCTGACCTGGTAACCTCTGCAATGAACGCATACGGCTCTGAGAACCTGTCTGCAGCCCAGGCAACAGATATTTTAGTAGGGGCTGTCAGAGAAGGTAAGGCAGAAGCCGCAGAGATGGCCGCTTCAATGGGCCAGGTGCTTCCTATTTCCTCAGCCATGGGCGTTGAATTCTGGGAAGTAGCGGCAGCAGCGGCAGCCATGACCCGGACCGGAACAGACGCGGCTACGGCTAACATGCAGCTGAAGAATATCATGATGGGCTTACTTAAGCCATCGGAACAGGCCAATAAAGCGCTTGAATCAATGGGCACTTCTGCCGGCGAGTTGAGGCAGAAGATCAAAGATGATGGCTTGCTTGCCACACTCATGCACTTAAAAGATCTCACCAACGAGTATGGCGAAGACATTATGGCTCAGGTGTTCCCGAATATTCGTTCTCTATTGGGTGTTCTCGATTTAATGGGCGAGAACATGGAAGACAACATAGAGCTGTTTGGCCGTATGGAAGACACCACCGGTTTACTGGAAAAAGCTTTTGAATCAGCAGCTGAAACAGCCCGTTTTAAGTGGAATCAGGCAATCGCGGAATCACAGGCCTCACTTATTACATTGGGTGAAGCTGTAATGACTGCAGCTATACCTGTTATGCAAGAACTGGTTGGCGTTATCAAGAGTTTAACTGAATGGTTTAAAGGCTTAGATGAAGAGCAACAGCAGAATATTATCCGCTGGGCTGGAATAACCGCGGCCATAGGGCCGGTTCTTGTAGTCTCAGGCACTCTTATTAGCAGTTTGGGGACCATTTTGAAGCTGTTTGGCGGCTTAGGGTCTGCGTTAATTGGTCTGCCGGGTATGTTTACCAAAACAGCTACGGGTATGGCAAGCGTTTCAACCGCATCGGTTGGTTACAGCAGCGGTATGGCCGCTGTAGGAGCAGGTACGAAAACTACAACGGGCCTTTTGGGTGGTCTTAGCACTAAACTATCTGCCCTGGGTGCAGCAGGTGGCCCTATCTTGGGTGTAGCAGCTGCCCTGGGTATAGCAGCGGTCTACTGGAACGAGTACACCAAGGCAATGAGCTATGACTACCGCACTTTTGAACAGGTGGCCAGCGATGTCTTTAACAATGTATCAAACCAGTTCTTAACCGGTTATGCCTCGATGATAGACGCTCAGGAAAATGCACAAAAAGCAATGCTTGAATCACAGATTGCCTTCCTGGAAGAAAAGGAATCGCTTACGGAAGAAGAGATCCAGCAGCTTGAAGACTTGCGCACTACAATGCTGGTGGTCGAAGAAGAAGCAGCGGAAAAGCGCAAAGCATTACTACTCATTAAAGAAAAAGAACTTACCGATGCAATTATTGATGAAACTATCAGATCTCACGACGAAATAACTGCTCTGTTTGATGAGCATAAGCAACAGAAGATGGATGATCTTGCTGAATGGCAGGCTGAAGAGCTACAGAAAATTATAGATCATCATGCAGCAATGGGGACTGTTGGAAGCGATGCCTTTTGGGCTGATATGGCCAGGTTGGAAGGGGAACATGGAGAAAGGCTTGCTCTTATTAATGCACAGCTGGGAGAAATACTCGCTGAATATGCCGAAGAGCTTGCAAAAATCGGCCTTGTTTACGATGAAGAACTTGGCAAACTAATTCCTATACAGGAAAAATACCACAGAGAACTTGGCAGCAAGTTACAGACTGACATGGCTGAAATGAAAACCCAGTACGGGGTACTCAGCCGGCGCAATGTAGCTGAATACCGGAGAGGCATAGAAGACGAAACGCCAGCTACTGAAACAGCAGCCAAAAATACTGGAACCAGAAGCAGGACAGCTCTCAAAGAAGGCTCTGACGATACCTATTCACTTGGTGTTGACTTTGCTGAGGGTTTCAGAGGTGGGATTTCTTCTAAAATAGGTGACCTGGTTGGCACCGCTATTAAACTTGTGTCTGATGCTTACAATGCCGCTAAAAACTGGCTGGAGGCAAGATCACCTTCTCAGAAAACTTGGAGACTTGGTGAAGACTGGGGCGCAGGACTTGCAGGCGGGATTAACGCCTCAGAGAGTCTTGTTCGCAGCACAGCAGAAGGAATAGCCTCTTCAGCCGTGCAGCCTTTAATTGGAGTAGGCCAGCAGATGTCTGACATGGTTAATAGCTGGTGGGATATCCCCTCTTCTAAATCTTCAGGGGGCTCTTCTGGTAGCTGGTGGGATCTTGATTTCGGCAAGAAGTCTTCGACTGGCAACTGGTGGAACCTTGAGTTTGACCGGGGTGGTATTGTTCCCGGTCCGATTGGTGCAGCGCAGCTTGCTTTGGTTCACGGTGGGGAAACAATACTGCCTACTCATAAAACGGGCAATCAGCTTGCCCAGGGAGTGAGCTTTAACCTGGAAGGCTTGTTTGCCGGTGCGAATATCACGATAGGCTCAGACCAGGACGCTAAAAACTTAGCCCGTGAAATATACAGGCTTGCTGATATCCAGGCACGATCGGAAGGGGTGATAATGTGATAACTCTCGGAGGCAAAACTGAAACTGAATTGGGCTTTAAAATTCTCTCTTCCAACACATTAATACCGGGATTGCCGGACACACGCGACTATACCATGGTAATACCAGGCCGTCATGGTGCCTATGATTTCGGGGCAGACCTTCAGCCCAAAGGATTCCTTTTTAATTGCTGGTTTCCACTGGGGCTTGATAGTGCAGCAATTGAAGCAGCCATACTTGCCTTAAACGCATACCTGCTCGACAATTGGGGCAGGCCGCGCACTCTTGAGCTGGTATATGATTGGCAGCCTGACAAACATTATAACGTGCGCTATTCGGGCGGGCAGGGGATAGACCCCTCGCAGGCTATGGCCCGGCGTAAATTTACCCTGCCGCTTATAGCCTTCGATCCGCATGCATTTGGGGAAGAATTAGAGGTGGAATACCTGCTGGAAGATTCCCCTGTCAGCCCGTGGTATGAGGTTGTTAGTAGTCTTAACGTGCCCATTACCATCATTTTGGATAATGAAGGGTTGAACACTTTGAGCGGTTTCAGCTTTAAAACCTTTGACGATATATTCGATTGGAGCGTGTATGACTAATGAAAGGATTAATGAAACACGAAGGACGTGTACTGGCCACCGTGATCAGGGCAGACGGAACTGTCGAGGATTACGGGGTAGTCGCTGGACCTATATTGCAAGTCTGGTGGAGCAAACTTAAAAGGATGGTGAAAAAGTTATGGCAACAGTAGTGAAGATACCCGCAACTGGCAGGGCGATTGCCTCAAATCGCATAAAGGGGATTGGAACAGAGCCAAAAAATATCGGCTGGGGTACTGGCACAACACCTCCGGTAGATGGTGATACAGGCTTAGAAGTAGAAGCCGCAGAAAGCAGGGTAGTTGGCGCCAGCAGCGTGCAGACCACGACTACCACAAACGATACTTATAGGGTTGTTGGCACACTAACCAGTGCAAGTAACCAGACTATTTCAGAAGCTGCACTGTTTAATGATGCTGGCAATTTGTATGAACGAGGAACCTTTGCCGGCATTGCTTTGGAAAACGGCGACTCTATACAGTTAACGATTGAAAGCCAGGCGGTAGCTCCGTCTTAAAGGAGGGCTGATATAAATGAGTTATTTAATACCAGTAGCAGGCCCCTTAGCATCACCTCACGCCCAGCTGGTTAGTGGTTGTGATACAGCAGTAGATACCGAATGCGAGGTAGGTAACTTAACGGCGTTCACTGAGCCCGGAGAGGGCAAAGTGGGTGTGGTTGTATTTTGTGTTGATGAGTTCAGGAGCAAGAATCCGGCAGACTATGAAGTACTGACCTATACTGCAAAGAACGCCGGGACTGATGAGCTTGAAGGTCTGGTAAGCCGGGTAGGAACGCCCAGAAGCTGGCCCGCCGGTACTTACGCGGCCAGTTACGGGACAGGCTGGGCGTGGGATCAGGTTTGGGCGGCAATAATAGCCTTGGTCGGTGATATATCCGACCATACGAGCAACACAACTACTGCACATGGCGCAGTATCGACAGCTACAGCGTCTAAGCTTTTAATTCGTGACGCTAACGGCAGGGCAAAGGTGGCATCATCAAGCGATGGAACCGATATTGCCCTTGTTTCGCAGACAAGCGATAAGTTGCCCCTTGCGGGGGGAACCATGACAGGGCCGATTGATTTTAATGGCCAGAAAGCACAAAAGGTTATTATCGAAGATTACGCTGAGACTTTGTCTACCGGAACATGGGATAGTGCGACCCAAACCTTAGATTTAAGCACTGCTAACAACCATTATCGGGATATAACGGCCGCCGTAACAAGCTTGTCTTTTACCAATCCAAGGGCGGGTGCGCACTCTTTTACTTTGATTTTGGCGCAGGGCGCAACTTTAAGGGCAGTTACATGGCCCGTATCGATTGCATGGGCAGGAGGTTTTGCTCCTTCAATGGCAATTAATAAAACCTATTGGATTACCTTTGTCACCTTAAACGGTGGCACAACATGGACAGGGTTTTTGGCAGGGGTGGTATAATGCTGGCGACAAGAATGAGAATGTTTACAGAAACTTTGGTCATAGATGATTTTGAGCGAGGCAACATAACACCATATAGTGGTGATACAGCTGGCTACCAAATATCAACAGAGGTATCGAGGAGAGGGCTTTATTCGATTAAGGCTATAAGTGCCTCCACTGCAACAGACCGAATAGTTGCCACAACTGGGCTTGATGCATATTTCCCCAGAGGTTTTTGTTGTAATGCTTTTATGTATTTACATTCAAATTTCAATTTAATGACCAGTGATGCGGGTTTTATTTTCGGAGGTCAAGATACTGATAATAATTTTGTTATCAGGTTTAATCCATCAACTAACGATTGGCGAATTGTCCGTAGGCAAAGCGCAACGAATACCGTAATAGCGACCAAAACCGTAAATCGTAGTGTTTACCCGAAAGACGAATGGCTAAAAATAGAGGTTAAATGGTATAACAACGGAGATATTGCCGTTGCCTTGTATCAAGAAGATGGAACATTTATAAACGACATAGAAGCCAATGACAATCAGTTTGCTAACAACGTAGGTGTCGGTTTTTATGCCAGTTCAGGTTCAACAACCGCAGCAGCGAGGCGGTGTTATTTTGATGACATTTTGCTTGCTAAGCACCCGCTATAAGGAGGGTTAACATGATACAGGTTAAAGACGGCAAAGTTGTTCAAACTTTACTACCGCAAGTCGGGGTGCTATCAGACGGCAGGACGGTATCGGGCTATCATGTTTTACCTGCCGACATTTTAAGGGCAGAGGGCTGGCGTGATGAGATTGATATTAAGCCCGAACTCAAGGACGGCGAAATATTGGTTTTTGATAGCTACAATATTAAAAAAGATTTAGTTGAAGTGATTTACAGGATTGAAGCAATGCCTGAACCAGTTAAGAGTGAAACAGAAAAGTTGAGAGAAGAAATGGACACGCTGAAAGCAGTTTTGGCACAGAAGGAAATATTGACGAAGGCAGAGCTGGAACCGGTAAAGGTGGGATAATATGTGGGGTCCATACGATAGAACAGCTTATGACCGGGGTGGTTCTGCCGGTGCAATCTACAATCAATTGCTTTCAGCTGCCTATGAGCTTACAGGATCATTGGCCACGACGTTAGTTTATCTGCTGACCCTTTCTGCTACTTACGTGCTAAAAGGCTATCGTTTGAGACTCAGGCCGGGCAAATTACTACGGGCAACATATATAATGCGCGGCGGTATGGTGCGCTCCATTGGCAAAAAACTTACCGCAGCAGTTGTTTACACGGGTGATATTTCAATGCAGCGGTTGTTTCATCGCACCTTATCGGCAACCTATATGCTCACTGGCAAGATTACAAAGCGCATGTATGTCAACTTATTGGCAACCACTGTCTGGGTAGCATCACGATTCAGGCTACAGAGAGTATATGGTTGGGATTACTCCGGGATTTTTGCGCCAGGCGACAGAATTAAGGTGGACCGTGATAGACTGACCGTAACCCTTAATGGCAGCAACGTAATGCACCTGGTAGACGGAGATCTGCCATTCTTTGCCCCGGGTCCGAATGCGCTGACCTACGAAGATAGCGAGGGAACACGCCAGGTGCGAATCAGGGTATCGTGGCGCGGAAGGTGGCTGTAGCAGATGAATCTTAAATACCCAGTATTATATGATATCGATATGAAAAAGCTGGCCATTTTAGAGCGGGCTATGAAGATAAGTTATACACAGAAGTATAATGGCCTTTGGGTGGCCGGTTTTGAACTACCTGCAGACGATCCTAAAAACGCACTATGCCAGGCTATGCGTTATGTTGAGATATTCGATAGTACGCGAATTGATCTATTCCGGATCACCAACAAGGAGACACGGCGAACTTCAAGCGCCATTACTATTGCCTACCAGCTGGAGCATGTAATTATCACCTTGATAGACAGCATCTTATACCGGTATCACCAAATAGGTGGCCTCGGTATCTACACCCATGATGTATTGCAGTATATATTAGGGTGGCAGGATACCGCTCACTGGCAGCTTGGTAATGTGTCTTTCGATAGGCAATTTGAATACTCCTGGGAAAACGAGAATCTACTGGCTGCTGTAATGAGCGTACCTAAACCTATAGACGAAGAATTAAGGTGGACTTGGAATACAGTTAATTATCCGTGGACGCTTAACCTGGTCCCGGCCAGCAACACGCGAGGGCCGGAAGTTAGAGCAGGCCGGAATATGCGTGAAATGGTCTTTACGGAAGATCCATCTCATTTGACTACAAGACTATATGCACTTGGCCAAGGGGAAGGGGTAAACCAGTTAGGTATTGAAGACGTTAACCCCACAGGGGAAGCTTATGTCGATGCAGATACTATACCGACCTATGGAGTTATAGCAAGACCGTGGGTAGATCGTCGCTACGAGCACGCAGAAAATTTATTTGAAGCAGCTAAAAAAATGCTTAAACAACTCAAGCAACCCCGTATAGAAGTATCAGTATCCGCGGCAGACTTGAAAAACATATCAGGAGTTGAAGCAGATAGATTTATAATTGGCAGGCCGGTAACTATAGTGGATGCCGATTTAGGTATTGATTACGACAGCAGGGTAGTTGAGTTGTCTAAAAGTGATGTATTTGGTGAACCTGATCGTATTGATATCACTATTGCCAATCAACCACAGGACATTGCCGGGACGATAGCAGACCTGGCGAACCGCAGCCGGATTAACGAGGTATACAGCCAGGGTGCAACTAATATTGACAGTCACCAGCTGGCAGACAATTGTGATTCCAGTAACCCGATGCGGATTAAGTTTCATATACCGACAGAGGCAGTATTTATCAATAAGATACTACTTAATTATGATATATCGGCTTTTCGGGCATACTCTAAGGGAGCAGCTTCCGGGGGTGGCAGCAGTCAAACCAGTTCCAGCGGTGGAGGATCTACCGTAACGAGCTCCAGCGGTGGGGGCAGCACGCAAACCAGCAGCTCAGGCGGTGGGCAGACATCGAGTTCGAGTGGTGGCCACAGCCATACTGTGAGCGGCCAGACTGCGCAATCAAGCGGTGCGCATGTTCACCTGGTTTATGGTAGAGGTGCCGCGGTCAACAGCGGCAGTCAAATTGGCTCAGGCACGGCTCATTATCATAGAGTGACATTAGGTGATTCCAGTACCCATATCGGCAATGCGACTTCTGGTGGTAATCACACGCATAATATCACCGGTACAACATCAAGTACTATAAGCGACCATAGCCACACAGTGAGCAACCACAATCATTCTGTGACCATACCGAGTCATACGCATAGCGTAAATGTTCCGAGCCACAGTCACAGTGTTACGATACCAAACCATACACATGATATTATTTACGGTATCTATTCAGGACCAACTCCTACGGCAGTGACTGTAGCAGTAGACGGAAATATTGTGCCGGATCTTGATTTAAACGAGACTGAGGTTAGTATATTAGCTTATCTCAACCGTGATGCAGGGGGTAAAATTACAAGAGGATTCCATGAGGTAACAATTACTCCAAATGATTTGGGCCGGGCTAATGTTGTGATCCATATTCAACAGTTCATTCAAAGCAAAGGTGAGGTAAGAATATAATGATCTATTTTGCTAAGCTATGGACAACCAACCTGCGTTACAGGTGGAGCAACTGGCGCCACAGGACATCCCCTAGGACAACAAGTATCAGAGCAGACCTTAAACCAGCTAATCCGGAGAACCTTAAAGCTGCAGCAGAAGAGCTCTATCGCAACTTTGAGTATACCCCAGACGGTCTGTTAAGGCTGTTTGATAGTATCGATACCCCGGCAGGCAGCTGGGAAAGAGCTTTCAACCCGGGTCCTCTTAGAGATGATTGTGACGGGTTCCACGGGGCGCTTTACTGGTCAGCACATAAGCAGATGTTCTGTTATCTGCTTACACTAGTAACGGCCAATATTGTCGATTCGCACACCTTGTTGTGCATTGAGCACGAGGGTAGGCACTATTTTGTGGACTACACGCACTGCAGCAGCGGGTTTATAAGTTTTGATACCATGGTAACCGCTATTATTCAGCATCGCCGAATGAATAAGGTAATCTTGTTGGAAAGCTCTGTTTGGAGCAGCAGCGGTTGGAAATCGCTATTTAATCAGGAGGGTAATTATGGAGGGTAAGGTTATCGGCAAGGTAACAGATGAAGAAAAAGAACAACTGAAAGATTTTAAACGCCGGGACGATGCTATTTATAAATTAATTGAGAAGTTGGTGGCACAGCAGCATAAGCTTGAAGCAGATCAAGACCAGTGGTTCGAAGCTATCAGAGAAAAGTATGGTATTAAGCCTGAGACCGCTATCACTATTAAGCACGATACCGGCAAAATTTACGAAATACCGCAGAATAGTAAACAATAGTGGAAAGGAGCTGATTGTGTGGCAGCAGATGAACCAGTAAAAATCGAGGCAGAGATACCCGATAGAGTATGGGAATTATATTTTTCACCGCAGGGGGTAATTCCACGATTGGAAAAGACTATGAACAAACTATGCCAAAAACTCGACGCTGTTGCCACAGGGTTAGACCAGACCCGGCGCGACATGGTCAAATACAATGAACTAAGACCCGAAATCCAAAAATGGGCTGAAGCACAAACTAAGCATCAGAAATATTGTGAAAGCGTGCAGACAAAGAAGGCAGCGGTTGAATCAACTAACGCTAATTGGGAAGAAAGAATTGAAGCCGAGCGCATAAAGGCCCGGGACGAAGCCTGGAATAGATCCAGGGTTATCATCGGCATAGTTGGTTTGGTGTTAGCCGGGCTGGGCTTTATTCTTGGTCAAGTGTGGCCAATGTTTTTTTAGAGGGTGGTTAGCATAAACTGGTTACTACTGCCGGCAGGAATGCTGGTTTTTTTGTGCGTAAAAACGGTGTTTGATCACATAGAGAAAGGATTTCGAGGTTGGGTTGACCATGACAAGGAGGGATAAGCGTGATTAACCTCATTGAAGAACTAAAGAAACAGGGCAAGCGAATAACCAGCCCGTTTGGGTGGCGAAGCGGCGGTGTTAGCGGCAATACTACCTACAAAGAAGGCATGCACCGCGGCACCGATATGGGCGGCTATAAGTGCGGCGAAGCTTTTGCCTTTCCGTTCCCGGTCATTATAACGGCAGTGAGAACTTCCGGCATGGGCTCTTGGGGTAATACTTTGTGCGTATCGCCAGAGGCAGACCCAAACCACACCATACTGGTTGCTCACCTGCAAAGTATACGCGCCAAAGTAGGCCAGTGCTATGATGCCTGGCAAGAGGTTGCAAAGGTAGGTGGCACCACTCATACGGGGGTCAGGTATGACTGCCACCCCCACATTGAGGTGCAGACCCATGACAACAACTGGACATCAGCAACACCCTGGCGGGGAACTCCGATTAATCCGAAGTATTACTGGTTAGATCTTGAGCCAGCCAAACCATCAACCAGGTTTGCTGTAGGCAATATAATCCGTAGCATTGTCAAGGGTAACGTTAATATCAGGCAGCAACCAGGCACTGGCCACGCAGTAGCCGGCCAGATATCAGCGGGCGAAGAGGTGCAGATCAGGGATCACAAAGATAATGGTATTAAGGCCAGCGGTTACGCCTGGTGGAAGATCGACCAGGGCTGGGTAGCAGAAGATTTTTTCGAGCTGCTATTGTTCCCGGATCCGGATCCTGTCATGCCGCCTGAGCTTGAGAAGTCGGAAGCACCCGGCAGCGAATTGCCATCCGGGTTAATTGAGCTGTTAAGAATGCTTTATGAAATGCTTAAAACTATTTTTGGAAAGGAGGGATAATATGAGAGGTTTCATAGCTTTACTTATTGTGCTGGCCCTGTTGCTTATTGCCGTTCCAGCATCGGCCAACAGCAGCTACACCTACACGGTTAAACACCATGTAGAGGTGCAGCTCGATGGGGAGTTTGACTTCAACTCAACTATCGTGACGCCTGCCCAGGGCAACGTTGATGTGTCGCTGGCTGGCGAAGGTGTAGCATCACTGCTAAGCATTTTAGAAATCATTGAACAGGATCAAGTTTCAAGCAACTGGTTTGACCTATTTTAGCTTATTTTAACACCAAAGGAGTCGCGAGAGTGAGTGTTATTATGCGCAGGTATTACTTAACCTGAAGGAGATGAATGCTATGACAGAATTATTAAGCTTCCTTGCTAGCTGGTGGGGGCTTGTTGCTTTGGTTGTAATTTTTACGCTTAAACTGGTTTTCGATTACGACAACACGGTGAAGATGATCCGAGGCCTGATTTTCCTGGCCGAAGAAAAAGCAAAAAATGAGGTATTGAAAACCGGTGAAGAGAAATTCCAGTGGGTTGTAGCAAACGGCTATCAATATCTGCCGGCTACTTTAAAACTATTTTTGAGTGAAGAGTTATTTGCAAAACTGGTTCAGCATATTTTTAACCGCATCAAAGAATGGGCAGAAGCAGAACAACTAATTGCGTAG